TATAAAACTTCGAAAAAATTTGGCCATTTGGCCACAAGTAGGAATTTTAGGGTTTTGGGGGCTGAATTCGGAAATTTTCCTAAATTGAGCAGCCTCGCAGGATTTACAATCCCTTTTATGAGAGAGAAGATAAAAAGGCCGAATTGCGAAAGCAACGGTTTCTCTTTTTGTTTTCCTTTTGTGCAAATAGCAGGGAGCTATATTTAAAATCAGAAAGGAGTAAGCGGAATGGCACTTGAAAGTGATTTCCAATCAGGACTAATCTCGGATATTAAGAAGATGTATCCGGATTGTATGGTCCTTAAGAACGATCCGAATTATATTCAGGGAGTTCCAGACTTGTCAATATTCTTTCCAGATGGTCGATGGGCAATGATTGAATGTAAGAAAAGTAAGAACGCAAAGAGACAACCCAATCAACCATATTATGTAAAGATATTAGACGAGATGGGATTTGCGAGATTCGCTCACCCAGAAAATAAGGAGGAAGTTTTACATGATCTTCAACAATCATTCAAACCTAGCCGGTCAGCACGCATTTCTAGGAGCAAGTAAATATCATTGGTTGAATTACACTGATGAGAAACTGGCCGACACTTATATTAGACAACAAGCAACACAGCGAGGAACTATATTACATGACTTCGCTGCTCAATGTATTACACTAGGACAGAAATTGCCTCGCTCCACTAAGACATTGAATATGTATGTGAATGATGCTATTGGTTTTAAATTGACACCAGAGCAAGTTCTATATTATTCACCAAACTGTTTCGGTACAGCAGATGCTATTTCTTTCAAAGATAAGTTTCTAAGAATTCACGATTTGAAGACTGGTGTTATTCCAGCCCATGTTGAACAATTAGAAATCTATGCGGCTTTATTCTGTTTAGAATATAAAGTCAAACCACAAGACATTGGAATGGAGTTACGACTCTATCAAAACAACGAAGTGATTACTCATAATCCTGACCCTGCAAAGATTCACGATATTATGCAGAAGATTGTTCACTTCGACAACATTATTGAAAATATAAAAGAAGAGGAGGTTTAGTAGATGATTAATATTGACTTTATGGATGAATATTTCGAAGACTCGTATGATTCGGATGACGATTTATTACACTATGGTATGCCGATGCGTTCAGGCCGATATCCTTATGGTTCTGGTAAAGACCCACATCAACACACTAAGGATTTCTTAGGTCGTGTAGAAGAGCTCCATAAACAAGGACATAGCGAAACTGAAATCGCTCAAGCCCTTGGTATATCTACTGGACAACTTCGTAAACAAAAATCAGCAGCCAAAGCTGAACAAAGAGCTATATTAGCTAAGACTGCTCAAAGTCTACGAGACAAAGGATATTCACTACCTGAGATTACAGCTAAGATGGGTTATAAAAATGATTCATCTATTCGCAATCTATTAGATGCGGATATTCAAGAGCGAGCTAGCAAAGCTAGAAATACTGCTAATTTCTTGAAAGAGAGAGTCAGTGAGTCTGGTATGATCGATGTGAGTAAAGGTGTAGAGAGATATTTAGGAGTATCGAAAGAGAAACTTCAACAATCTCTTGAACTTTTAAAACAAGAAGGTTACGAAGTATATAATCGTAAACTCGAACAAGTTACCAACAAAGGTAAATTTACTACCATGACAGTCCTATGTCCTCCTGGAACAGAATATAAAGAAGTATATAAGACTGAGAAGATTAATGGTATTGAGAAATTCACATCTCACGATGGTGGACAAACATTCGATACTATGCAATATCCTGCAAGTATGGACTCTAAGCGACTAGCAATTAGATATGCTGAAGATGGAGGTATCCATAAAGACGGTGTTGTGGAAATTCGTCGTAATGTTCCTGACTTATCTTTAGGTAACTCGCACTATGCTCAGGTTCGTATATTAGTAGATGGTAATAAGTATATTAAGGGAATGGCTATGTATTCTGATGACCTACCACCAGGAGTCGATGTTATGTTTAACACGAACAAGAGTAAGAAGGTATCTAAATTAGATGTTCTTAAGAACACAGAAAATAACCCATTCGACCCAAATAACCCATTCGGTTCGCTTATTAAGGCTAATGGTCAGTCATATTATACAGACAAAGATGGTAAACGACAGTTATCTTTAATTAATAAACGTTCCGAAGAAGGAGACTGGGATGCTTGGTCTAAGAATCTACCATCTCAATTTCTAGCGAAACAGAATAAAGAGTTAATTGATAAGCAACTTAAGCTTACTGAGAGAGATCGATACGCTGAGTTCGATGAAATTATGTCTTTAACTAACCCAACTGTTAAGCGACATTTATTAGATAAGTTCGCATCTGGTTGCGACACTGCTGCTTCACATTTAAAAGTAGCCCCACTACCACGACAAAGATATCAAGTTATATTACCAATCACTAGTTTAAAGGACAATGAAATATATGCACCTAACTTTAAAAATGGAGAGAAGGTTGCTTTAGTTCGTTTCCCACATGGTGGCATATTTGAAATCCCAGTACTGACAGTAAATAACAAACACCCTAAAGCTAAAAGTATATTAGGGAATGCTTTGGATGCTGTTGGTATTAACAGTAAGATTGCTGAACAATTATCCGGTGCCGACTTTGATGGTGACACTGCACTAGTTATTCCTACTAACCATAAGGTTAAGATATCTAGTGATAAACCATTGAGAGGATTGGTAGGCTTTGACCCTAAAGATAAATACCCATATCGTGAAGGTATGAAGTTGATGACTAAGAATGCAACTCAAAACCAAATGGGTATGGTTTCTAACCTTATTACAGATATGACAGCTAAGGGTGCAACCGAAGATGAACTAGCTAGAGCTGTTCGACATTCAATGGTTGTTATCGATGCTGCTAAACATAAGCTAGATTATAAACAAAGTGAGATTGATAATAATATCGCAGGTCTTAAAAAGAAATATCAGTACCGAGTTGATGAGAATGGTAAAGTATCTACTGGTGCATCTACCTTATTCTCTAGATCTAATGCTGATGTTCGTGTACCTAAGACTAAGGGTAGTCGTATTATTAATCCAGACACCGGGGAGGTATCTTATAAAATAGACCCCGATGCATATTATACAGACAAGAAAGGTAAGGAGAGGGTCCGTACTAAAATAAGTACCGCCATGATGGAAACCCCCGATGCTTACACTTTAGTGTCTAATTCAAACAATGTTAAAGAGAAAGCTTATGCCGACTATGCTAACAAGATGAAAGCCTTAGCTAATAGGGCCCGTAAAGAAATGTTAGCTACCCCTCGTCTTAAATACAGTAAGCAGGCGGAGTCTACATACTCTAATGAGGTAGCCTCTCTTAATGCTAAGCTAGCCCTAGCTGAAAAGAATGCTCCTAAAGAGCGACTTGCCCAAGCTATTGCTAACACTAATGTTCAAGCTAAGTTAGAGTTCGATAAAGACATCACTAAGTCAGAAGAGAAGAAGATTAGACAACAAGCGATTACTATTGCTCGTGCTCAAGTCGGAGCTCAACGACATCCAATTGACATCACTCCTCGTGAATGGGAAGCGATTCAAGCTGGTGCTATCTCTGATACGAAACTAACTAAGATGCTTAACAACTCAAACATTGACAAGATTCGTGAGTATGCAACACCAAGAACTAGCAAACAACTATCTCCTGCTAAAGTTAGCAAGATGTCAGCAATGCGTTCGTCTGGTTACACAACAGATGAGATTGCTTCAGCTCTTGGAGTTTCAGCATCGACAGTCATCAAGTACATCAAACAGAATTAGAAAGGAGAACTTTGAATGGCTAAATGTGCAATCACAACAATCGATAATCCTTATGATCCATTTGAACAGTTCGCTGATTGGTTCGCGTTTGATGAAGAGAAAGGTTATCACACAAGTTCGTACTTAAATCGTATAGCAAGAACTTCTGATGCTTTGACTGATGAAGAGAATGAAGCTGAGATTGAACGAGCAATCGACGAAATTATCGTTGTTGATCCATTAAATATATATAAGAAAGTAAAAATGGACGATGAAGGGTAATTCGAAACCCCGGGGGGGTCTCAAAATTTGCACCCCCTCCTGCATCGCCGCGCTACTAAAAATTTCTCCGGGGGGACTTTTTTGGGAGACAATCCACTTTCCCATGGGTCCCACTCGGTAATATTTTACAGGTTTTCTGTAAAGTGTTCATTAAGGCTACACTGGTTGGTATGTTTTTTTCTACTAATTAGCTCCCAAAGCAACATAATCCACCTTTTATTAGTCTCCTAGATTTGTAAGAAACCAAATCTCCTTTCGCATTTTTGGCATCCCTTCTAGTGTAGCCCTAATGAGCACTTTACGAAACTATATTCAAAGTCTATCAATAGTAACAGAAAGGAGGACTAATGATGGCTAAGACCAATTCGAAACTTACCGAGAGGAAGTCAAGACCAGCATTGACTCCTGAAGCGAGAGAGAACCAGATGATTGCTCTAGCAGTCGACCTTGCAGAACAACAACTCAGGGATGGTTCAGCGTCCTCGCAGGTTATTACTCACTACTTGAAACTAGCTTCGACTAAAGAACGGATAGAGAAAGAAATTCTTATGAAGCAGAAAGAGCTCATCACAGCTAAAACAGAGTCTCTTAAATCTGCTAAGAAAGTTGAAGAGCTTTATGCTAGCGCGCTGGATGCTATGCGTGAATACGGTGGAGGTGGTCACTAGTGACTATTAGACGATATTCCGAGCTCATCAAACTACCGACTTTCGAAGAGCGTTTTCGATACCTCAAACTTAACGGTGTCGTAGCACACTCCACATTCGGAGGAAATCGGTACCTTAACCAAGAGTTCTATAAATCTGCCAACTGGCTTGAAGTCAGAGACTACGTTATTGTTCGTGATAACGGATTCGACTTAGGTGTAGAGTTCGACGATTACCGGATTCCCGGAACTATAATCGTACACCACATGAACCCAATCACGGTCGATGACATAATCAACCAGACAGAATTTTTATTGAACCCAGACTACCTCATTTCTGTAAGTCTGAGAACCCACAATGGGATTCACTACGGAGATGAGAGTATTCTAAAACCAGCGTTCGTTGAGCGCAAACCATGGGACACATGTCCATGGAAACAACAAGGAGGAATGTAAATGGCAACAGTTTATGAAATGAATGCAAGTGCTGAGTACTTAGCAGACAACGGTATCGGAGCTGACCACGATGGTTACTTCGGTTCTCAATGCGTAGACTTAATCAACTACTTACTATACAAACACTTCGGTGTTGAACTAGGCGGTAATGCTATCGACCTATTAGACGCAGCTGCAAACGCTGGACTAAACGTAGTGTATGACGCTCCAGGACTTGCTCCACAAGCAGGAGCATTTTTCGTAATGGAAACTTACGCACACCCTTATGGTCATACTGGTTACGTATACCAAGATTCAGACGGGTATACTATGAAGACTGTCGAACAAAACGTCGACGGCAATGCTGATTCACTAGAAAACGGTGGACCTGCTCGTTACTGCACTCGTAACTTCCAAGAGTCTTGGGGTAAAGTCATTGGATGGTTCTATCCAAACTACGACGAGTCTACTCAAAATACACAAGTTCAAGAACAAGTATCAGAAGCACCTGCTGAAGGTAAACTTAAAGACGAAGATGGAACTATGGCTGTTACAGTATCTGCTGTAAACGTACGTACAGCTCCATCAACATCAGCTGAAGTAGTTGCAGTGTATGACGAAGGAGAAGAATTCCGCTATGACTCAGTATATTCTGCTGAAGGATACATCTGGGTATCATACATTGGACAATCAGGTGAGCGTCGCTACGTAGCTGCCGGAGTTGCTAACTCTAGCGGTAACGCAAACGTAGAACCTTACGGAACTTTCTACTAGGATGTGATTAAGGATGGTAAATCAAAATACAAATAGCATTCTAGACTCAACCAAGAAACTATTAAGTATTCCGTTGGAGAGTGACTACTTTGACCACGACGTTCTAACGTACATCAACTCAGCATTCTCCACACTGAAACAACTCGGTGCTAAGATTCCATCCGATTTCTACGTATCAGATTCGACTTCTACTTGGGATGATATTGGGGGTAATCCTGACGTCATCCCTCACATTAGAAGTTATGTATACTTGAAAGTTAGGATGATATTCGACCCACCTACTGGTGGAGTTAAAGAAGCCTACGATAACCAAATCAAGGAACTCGAGTGGCGTATTAATTCCGAAGATGATATTCACACTAAAGGCGAGAACTCTATATCTGGACCTAAAGTTGTTGAAGGACCTCCAGGACCACAAGGACCTCAGGGTATTCCCGGGGAACGTGGACCAATGGGACCTCCGGGACCAGCCGGACCTAAAGGTGATAAAGGTAATGATGGTCGCGACGGACAAACTGGACCTATGGGACCTCAAGGATTACAAGGTGTTCCCGGTGAACGTGGGCCAAAAGGTGAGGATGGATTACCTGGCACTACTGGGCCTCAAGGTTTACAAGGACCTCCAGGACCACAGGGCTTACAAGGACCTCCAGGACCGAAAGGTGATAACGGAGAGATGGGGCCGACTGGACCTCAAGGTATTCAAGGACCTCCAGGACCAGCTGGAGAAAACGGACAAACTGGACCTATGGGACCCCAAGGATTACAAGGAGTCCCCGGCGAACGTGGGCCTAAAGGAGAAGACGGACAACCTGGACTACAAGGCCCTATTGGACCGGCCGGACCTCCGGGACCAAAAGGCGACCGAGGCGAAACTGGCGAACGCGGACCTAAAGGAGCTGATGGATTGGACGGCACCACTGGACCACAAGGACCTATGGGACCTCCAGGGCCTAAAGGAGCTGACGGTGTCGGTATTCCGCAAACACTATCTCTTAGCGGTAACACGTTAACGCTATCTCATGGTGGCGGAACAGTTACTTTACCAGCTTCAGGTCAAAATGGACCAGCTACTCCAATTACGTCGTCTAGTGAACTTACTGGTACTGGTATACCGAATGGTAAAGTCGAAGGTAAACTAGGTCAAACCTATGTTGATACAGCTAAGACAAACGGCGCACTTAAATGGATTAAACGCACACCTTCTGGTAACCAAGGCTGGGCGGTATTAGATGGAGATACGGGTTGGAAGAACATAAACATACTATCTAAACTAGGTAATTCTTATTTACAAGTCCGAAGAGTTAATAATACAGTAACTTATCAATTCGGCGGATTACAATGGGGTTGGTTTGGTATTGTAAGACGGGGTAACCCGGCGTTTATTGGACATCCAGGAAACCGTGAAAAGAAATGTTTCCTTATATCAAACGGTGGTATACCTATGGGGTATAGATCTACTGGTTCGATGATTGGTCAGATTTTCAACGACGACGGTATTCCATATGGAACGTGGTACCTAGGTGGTGTTACTGATGCAAATCACTTACGTTTTCAATTCACAGACCCAGTACCAACCGATAGAGATATTGAAGACATCAGGGTTTCTAAAATATCTTACATTACGGATGACCCTTGGCCAACAAATTAAGGAGGTGACGATATTAAATGAACAGTAATGAATTAAAGCACTATGGTATCCTTGGGATGAAATGGGGACGTCGTAAAGGCAAATCTGTCGTTTCGTCACCAGGATCTAAACATCATGATTATTTGGAGGCTCATACCAAAGAGTCTTACAAATCTATGAGCACCAAGAAGCTCAAACAAATTAATGAGCGACTACAAGCTGAGAAGACTTACAAAGAACTTACTTCTAAACAGAAGAAGAAAGGTAAGAATTGGATTACTAACACACTTAAGAATGTGGGTAGCCAACAGTTAGGTAACGCGCTTAACAAGTACGTTATTCCAGCAGCATTCTCATTTGTAGCGTCTGCCGCAGCAGCCTATGCTACTAGCGGTCGTAGTGGAGGTGGAGGTTACTCTCGAACCGTTAAAGCAGCTCGTAAAGCCTACACTCAGAAACTACTAAACTAATATTACAAAGGTGGTAACAATACATGGTATTATCAAACACTGCTGTTCCAAAGTATTACGGGCAGTTTAGAGAGGCGGTTATGCGTGGCGATATCGCCGTTAATGAATTTATTTCATTAGAGATGAACCGTATCGATGCTAACATAGCGAACCCCGGTATTTATTACGATGACGAAGCAGTTGAGGGTTTTATTAAGTATTGCGAAAACGAGTCGACCTTAACCGACGGTCGTGATTTGACCCTACTGGATTCGTTCAAACTTTGGGCGGAACAACTTTATGGTTGGTATTATTTCGAAGAGCGAAGTGTATACGAACCAAATCCTGATGGTCATGGTGGTAAGTATGTCACCAAATCTTTCAAGAGAAGATTAATCAACCGTCAGTTTATTATTCTAGCTCGTGGTGGGGCAAAATCAATGTATGCCTCATTTGTACAGAGCTATCACTTAAATGTCGACACATCTACCACATTACAAGTAGCAACGGCTCCTACAATGCGTCAAGCTGAAGAGGTATTATCTCCGATTCGTACAGCTATCACTAGAGCGAAAGGGCCTCTGTTCAAATTCTTGACGGAAGGTTCGCTACAGAATACCACTGGGTCTAGAGCTAACCGTGTTAAGTTAGCGTCAACTAAAAAAGGGATAGAGAACTTCTTAACAGGCTCAATGGTTGAAATTCGTCCAATGACTGTAGATAAACTACAAGGTCTTCGTAACAAGATTACGACAATCGACGAATGGCTATCTGGTGATATTCGAGAAGACGTGTTCGGAGCTATCGAGCAAGGGGCGTCTAAGATTCCAGACTACGTAATCGTAGCAATTAGTTCAGAAGGTACCGTTCGTAATGGTATCGGGGACTCAATCAAAATGGAATTACTAGACATCTTGCGTGGTGACTATGTTCAACCACACACATCTATCTGGTATTACAGACTGGATGATATTAACGAGGTAGCTCACCCTGAGATGTGGGTGAAAGCTAACCCGAATATTGGTAAGACAGTATCTTACGAAACCTACCACTTAGAAGTGGAGCGTATGGAGAAAGTCCCATCAAGTCGTAACGATATTCTTGCTAAACGTTTTGGTATCCCAATGGAAGGATACACATATTACTTCACTTATGAAGAAACTATTCCGCATAGACCTAGAGACTATTGGCAAATGCCGTGTTCTATGGGAGTCGACTTATCTCAAGGGGATGACTTCTGTTCGTTCACTTTCTTATTTCCACTAAGTAATGGTGGTTTTGGGGTTAAGACTCGAAACTATATTTCTGAGTCAACTCTCATGAAACTCCCATCAGCTATGCGAGAGAAGTACAACGAGTTCCTCAACGAAGGAACGCTTATTGTTATGGACGGAACTATCTTAGATTTAGATGCGGTCTATGACGACTTAGATGCTCATATTATTGAGCGAGATTACGACGTCCGTTCAGTCGGTTATGACCCATATGGAGCCAGAGAGTTCATTAAACGATGGGTTAGCGAGAATGGTCAGTTCGGTGTTGAGAAAGTTATTCAAGGGGCTAAGACAGAAAGTATCCCTCTTGGTGAACTTAAGAAACTAGCCGAAGACCGACTACTATATTTCGACGAACAAATGATGTCTTTCAACATGGGTAACTGCGTTATCCTACAAGACACAAACGGTAACAAGAAGCTATTCAAGAAGAGAAGGGACCAAAAGATTGACTCGGTAGCCTCAGCAATGGATGCTCTTGTTTCGTATAAATTAAATAAAGACGCATTCGAATAGGAGGTATATTATGTATAGAGATTACGATGATGAAGAGTACCGCGACGACGAACTTTACCACTATGGTAAGACCGGAATGAAGTGGGGTCATCATATTTACGCCATGGCTAAAGCTACAGTCAAGAAAGCCGCTAGAAGCGCTAGTAAGAATTTAAAATCTGGCGCTAAATATTTAGGCGATCACCCAGAATTCGCGTATGGTGTAGCATTACCAGCTGCTGCATTTGCTGGACGAGCTACATATCAAGCTATCAAGAAACATAATCGTAACAAACGTCAAGACAAACAAGAAAAGATGAAACGTACTCGTATTTACGACCGCTCTTCTGGTAACTACTGGCATCTTAAGAAAGAACTTACTAACAAACAATGGTTAGAAGTTAATAAGCGTAAGAAAGCTGGCGAGAAGACTGGTGATATTCTTAAGAGTATGAAAGTTCTTAAGAAGTAGGTGGCTCCATGAATGATGAATTAAAACACTTCGGAGTCCTAGGTATGAAGTGGGGTAAGCATAAAGCTAAACCACAGAAAAAATCAGACCCAGTTGAGATTAGTCTTTCTACTGACGGTCATGTTTATTTACACGACACTCCTGGTGTAGCTCTCCAAACCAATAGACCTTTACGAAGACGTGACTTAATACGAATTAATAAACTCCGAGACAAAGGCTTAAGTACTATGGAAGCTCTAGGTAAAACAGGACTTATGGGATCCATGCATTTCGTTAATGGTAAGACTACTACTACCGAAAAACTTGACGCTTACCGAAAGTTTTCCAAAGTAGCTAGAAAACAAGAGCATGTTGAAAGAACTAAGGTTTTTAGTGCTCTATCCGGGGCTTTTGGGGCATATACTGCGTTATCTATATTAGATTCTAATATGAACGACGCTAAAACAGCCGCAGCAGCTGGCGTTGGAATAGCAGCAGTAGGTAGTGCCCTAGGCTACGCAGGTTCTAAAATCGCCCAAAAACGTAGACTGAAGATCGACAAGAACACTATTGATACGGTCGAACGTCGCTATAAACGAGGTGAGATTGATGACGTCGATTAACTATGAAGAGGAATTATACCACTATGGTAAGCTAGGTATGAGGTGGGGTATTAGAAGACGTGCTCAAAAAATCGTTAAAAACACTCCTAATAGGATTAAATCCGAAAAAGAACGTAGACGAGCTAGTGTAAATAAGACATTAGCTTCGGTAGACGAAAAATCTACAAATCCAAAATATGGGAAAGGTTCTAATAATACCTATAAGAAGCTACGTGGAGGGTATAACTTAGTAATAGGTAGCTACAACAACGCTCTAGGATATCACAGACGAATGGGTAGACATAATGCTTACGATAGTGTATATCGCAACGCCGAGAAATACCAAGACCGATTTATGAAAGCTGTTAATGAAATCGATAGATTATATCAAAGAGGAACTCCGAATGAGAAGAAACTCAAACGACTGGTGGATATTGCTTATGATGGATAATAGCGAATTAAAACATTACGGTATTCCAGGAATGAAATGGGGAGTCCGAAAATTTATTGAACGTCAAGAAAAAGGTAAGACCCATCGAGACCGACTCCAAAACAAATACCTAGAAAAAGGATATTCTAAAGAGGAAGCTTCTAAGAGAGCAGCCAATCGTATCAGAACAGAGAAAGTCCTAGCTATTGCTGGGGGAGTTGCTCTTACAGCCGCAGCTGCATATTACGCCCATCATAAGTATACTACAGATGAGGTGATTTCTAAGAACGTCGACTTCCAAAAAATCATGCTACTACCTAAAGATGCTAAACCATCTGGTAACATGAAATATTTAGCTTTCAAACGTGGTGACAAGAAGCGGTACGAAGGAACATATTCTCAAGCCCTATTAGCTAATAAGATGCTGACATTCTCTGACGATAAGGTCGCTAAAGTAACTACTAAATTCGAAAGAGACATTAAGATAGCTTCTCCTAAGAGAGCTAGAGATACCTTTAAGAAGTTATATAACAATGATTCAGAGTTTAGGAAGATGGTCACTGACGTATCAGGACTAGTTAATGAGGACCGTAATAGCGGAACTCGAAAGCAAGCTAAAGCTTTTAAAGCTCTAGAAAAATTAGTCAAAGGTAAGAGTAAAAATTTCAGCGGTAAAGCTTATGACGGGTTTAACACAACCCTTGTAGGTCAAGGTGATAAATTCGATAAGATTCGTGATAAATATTACACGGAACTTAAGAAACAAGGTATTGATGCTATTATTGACCGTAACGACAAAGCCTTAAGCGGATATAACACTAAGCGACCTATAATAATGCTAGGCGAAGTAGCTGCTAAACACACAGTTAAGGAGATGTCTGCCCCAGAGATTATCGCTAAGGGTGTTCGAGAAGAACTTAAAGCTAAGGGTAAAAAGATTGTAAAATATCTCGCTGCTCCAGCTGCCGCGTATCAAGTGACTAAACAGGCCACTGAAGAATACAATTACCAAATGAAAAATCGTAAAAAAACTAAACATCAAAAATAGGAGGTGCAGAATGTCTAATCAAGAATTGAAACACTACGGAGTCTTAGGTATGAAATGGGGGATTTCCCGAAGTAAAGAAGTACGTGGTGTTAAGAAAGCTTATAAAGAGCGAAATCGAAAAATTGGAGATGCAGCTAACAAATATATGGAAGATGCGTTAGCTAAAGGCAGACAACTTAACGCTGATCGAAAACAAGCAATCAAAGACGCCAAACGAAACGGTGGACGAGAGGCTGTAAAAGCTGTTAAGTCAGACTATGAAAAGAGAATGCAATCTCTTAGCGATGATTTCGATAAGAGACTAGATAAGTTCGGTAGGGACTTTGATGCTTCTAAAAAGTCATTCAAGAATGATAGAGCCGTAGCCAGAAACCAAGCAGCTGACAGATTATTCAGAGATGGAGACACCGCTCGTAACCACAGAATCGCTAACATGCATCTGGGTAAAGCCCTATTACAATCGTTCTTAATGGGTTCGTATGGAGCTAAGAAGTATAACCAATACAGATCTAAAGATCAAGGACGACTTAAATCAGGAGTTAAAGGATGGTTATGGGGAGGAGCTAACGCTATTGGCTACCAAATCCCAACTAGTGTATCTAACGGTAGATTCGCAGCTAACTACACTAAAGATGTGGTTAACAACAATCCTCAATTACGTAAACTTAAAGACAACGTAAAGAATAGTCCACAGGTTCGTAAAGCTCAAGACAAAGTCAACGAATACAAGTCTAAACTTAAAAAGAAAGTATCCAGATAGGAGATTAAATCAAAATGGAAGAATCATTCGGAAGTAGATTAAAGCATGCGTGGAATACGCTGCTGAACAAAGACCCGACGATGGAATACCGAAACGATTTAGGTATCTCATATTCGTACCGTCCAGACAGACCACGGTTAACTCGTGGTAATGAGCGTTCTATAATCACTGCTATCTACAACAGAATTGCTCTGGATGTGGCGTCTATCAAGGTTAAGCATGTTAGATTAGACGAGAATGAACGATTCGTCGATACTATACAGTCTAAGCTAAATAACTGTTTCTCAGTAGAAGCTAACATTGACCAAACTGGACGTGCTCTAATGCAGGACGTTATCATGTCTATGCTTGACGAAGGTGTTGTGGCAGTAGTCCCAATCGATACCGATACAGATATTTACAAACCCGGAACTTTCGACATCGAGACTATGCGAACTGCTAAAATTCTAGAGTGGTATCCAAGACATGTTAAATGTCGTGTCTATAACGACCAAACAGGTAATCACGAAGAATTGACACTACCTAAGAGTTCTATTGCTATTATCGAAAATCCACTTTATGCGGTAATGAACGAACCCAACTCAACTCTTAAACGATTGATTAGAAAACTAAGTTTATTAGACGTCGTGGATGAACAAACTAGCTCTGGTAAGTTGGACATGATTATCCAATTACCTTATATTGTTAAGACCGAAGCTAGACGTAAACAAGCAGAAGAACGTCGTAAACTAATCGAAGACCAGTTAGCTGGTTCTAGATACGGTATCGCGTATACCGACGGTACTGAGCGTATTACACAACTTAACCGCTCAGTCGAAAACAACCTCATGACTCAAATCGAATACTTGACTAAGATGTTATACAGCCAACTTGGGATTACCCAATCAGTTTTAGAAGGAACTGCAGATGAGAAGACTATGTTGAACTACTATACTCGTACAATCGAGCCTATTATCTCAGCAGTAGTCGACGAATTCAAACGTAAATTCTTGACTAAGACGGCTAGAACACAGCGTCAATCGATTGAGTTCTTCAGAGATCCGTTCAGACTTGTTCCTGTTTCTGAATTATCTAACATTGCTGATAAGTTTACTCGTAACGAAGTTATGTCTTCTAACGAAGTACGACAAATCGTTGGACTTAAACCGTCTAGCGACCCGGCAGCCGATGAATTACGTAACAAGAACTTAAATCCGACCGCTGGAGCTGGAATACCGCCAGAAGATCAATACTATGACGAGGAGGGAAGTCAAAATGAAGTATGACTTTAGTGGATGGGCATCACGAAACGACTTAAAGTGTTCAGATGGCCGTACCATTAGACGTGACGCTTTCAAGGACTGTAACGGTAAAAAGGTTCCTTTAGTGTGGATGCACAAACACGACGATGTCGGGAATGTGTTAGGACACGCATATTTGGAAAACCGTCCTGAAGGTGTTTACACTTACGCTGTATTTAACCAAAGTGCAGCTGGTCAGCGTGCAAAAGAAGCAGTTCGTCATGGAGATGTTACTGCGTTATCTATCTACGCTAACAAACTTAAACAAAACGGAGGCGACGTGTTACACGGCAATATCCGTGAAGTAAGCCTAGTATTAGCTGGCGCTAATCCGGGAGCTTATATCGAAAACGTAAGTCTCGCACACGGCTCTAATGCTGATGGCGAGTTCATTCTTTATACAGGAGATGATATTGTGATTAATGACAACAATCAAGAGTTCGATTTAATGCACGAAGACAAAGGTGGTAAAACTATCCAAGATATCTTCGATACATTAAATGAAGAACAACAAGAAGCAGTATACGCACTTATCGGTATGGCATTAGAAAACCAAGGTAAAGAAATGCAACATGCTGATGAAGACGAAGATGGCGATTTAGAGTACATCGAAGACGAAGTAGAGTTACCTGAAGACGCTTCTATCGAAGACGTATTAGACACTCTAACACCACAACAACAAGATGCAGTCTATGAACTAGTAGGCGAAGCAGTCCAAGGAGGAATTGAAGAAATGAAACACAACTTATTCGAAAACGACAACATGCAAGAGCAAAACGTATTATCTCACGATGATATGCAAGAAATCTTAGCAGACGGAAAACGCTACGGAAGCTTGAAAGAGTCATTCTTAGAGCACGGTGTGACGCACATCGACTACTTATTCCCAGAAGCTAAAACATTAAACAATGTTCCAGATTTCATCTCTCGTGATATGGGATGGGTTAAACGCGTTATGGGTGGAGTTAAACGCTCACCATTCTCTCGTGTTAAATCTTTATTCGCGAACATTACTGAAGACGAAGCTCGTGCTCGCGGTTATATTAAAGGTAAACTTAAAAAAGAAGAAGTATTCACACTATTGAAACGTTCTACTTTACCAACAACAATCTATAAAAAGCAAAAAATTGATCGTGACGACATGATTGATATCACAGACTTCGACGTAGTAGCATGGATTAAAGGCGAAATGCGTTTAATGTTAGATGAGGAAATCGCTCGTGCTATCTTAGTTGGGGACGGACGTGAGTCTTCAAGCGACGACAAAATCAATGAACAAAATATTCGTCCAATCTGGAAAGATGAAGAATTATATACTGTTAAATCATTAGTTGCTGTAGATGATCCTAAAGATGGAGCTAAAGTGGCTAAAGCATTTATCCGTGCAGCTATCAAATCTCGTAAAGACTACAAAGGTTCTGGTAACCCAGCGTTATACACAACTGAAGATGTGTTAACAGAAATGTTATTATTAGAAGACACTACTGGACGTACTATCTACGATTCAGAAGAAAAATTACGTACAACTTTACGTGTGTCTGAAATCATCACAGTTCCAGTTATGGAGAACCAAAAACGCCAAGACGGAGCTAAGAAGAAACAATTATTAGGTATCATCACTAACATCGGTGACTACAACGTAGGTGCTGACAAAGGTGGAGCTGTAAACTTATTCGATGACTTCGATATCGACTACAATGCTCAAAAATACCTAATCGAAACTCGTTGCTCTGGTGCGTTAGTTAAACCATATTCAGCTATCGCTTTAGAAATTGAAGTGAATGAATAATTATGAGTAAATTTCACGGTATTCTAGGATTCAGCAAAACTCAGGAAGTTGAACCAGGCGTTTATGAAGACGTTATTACCGAGAAAACTTACAGCGGATATTTGATTAAGAACTACCGACAACATGATAATTCAGGCACAGTTATCGATAATGTTAATATCAGTAACGAAATTAGTGTTACAATGGATCCTAACTTATTCGAAAACATGTTTGCATTAACCTACGTCAAGTTCTTATTACCAGCTCTCGGCGGATATTGGAAAGTCAAATCCGTCGATCTGCAATATCCTAACGTTCATATTTCAGTAGGTGGTGTCTATAATGGTCCTAAACCGACGAACTGAGCTACAGGCTATATTAGAGAAGACTCTAGGTAGCCGCAATGTATATTACCAACCGACCGCTACGGTCAACATGGATTATCCAGCTATTAAGTACACTAGAGAACATATTTCTACTAGAGCTACTACAAATAGTCCGGATTATCTAAACGACAACAAATATCAACTAACCGTGATTAGTAGAAAACCGGATAACCCAGTAATCGACAAGTTATTGACGCTACCATATTGTAGTTATGACCGTCATTACGTATCTGAGAACCTACATCACGATATTCTTACTATATATTTCTAAGGGGGAAATAGCACAATGACTAAATTAGTATGGGATGAAATCGGTAAACGATTATACGAATTGGGTGTAAAACGCCCTGTACTATACAAACCAAACACAGAAGGTAAATATGTGGATGGTGTAGCATGGAACGGTTTCACATCAGTAAACCAAAACCCATCAGGAGCTGAGTCAACTCCATTATTTGCAAACGACTCTAAATATTTAAGCCTAACTTCAAGTGAAGAATTCGGCGCAACAATCGAAGCTTACACATATCCTAAAGAATTCGCTGAGTGCGATGGTTCTGCCGAACTTATTAAAGGTGTTCGTGTAGGTCAACAATCACGTAAACCATTCGGTCTTTCTTATGTTACTACTTTAGGTAATGACTTATTGAAAGAAGAATACGGATACGTTATTCACTTAGTATACGGATGTATGGCTGCTCCATCATCACGCCAATACGAAACAATTAATAAAGACCCAGAAGCTATGAAACTTTCGTGGGAATTAACAACAACTCCAGTAGCTGTGGAAGGTAAACGTCCAACTGCTCACTTGGAAATCGTATCAACAGATCTTGAGAAAGAAAAACTTAAAAAGTTAGAAGACATCTTGTACGGAACTGAGTCAGAAGCGGCTCGTATGCCTTTACCAGATGAAATCAAATCAATCTTAGCTGCTGGCTAATGTTTCTGGGGCCCTTAATTGGGCTCCTTTTCTTTTTTAAAAATGAGAGGAGAACTTAAAATGCTAAAGAAAACTATTACTTATCAAAATTTTGCAGGAGAAACAGTCACTGAAGACTTCTACTTCAACCTAACTAAAGCTGAATTATTACAATTAGAGATGACTATGCCAAATGGTCTAGCAGCTCACATTGATAAATTAGTAGCTGAACAACGCGGAGAAGAACTATTAGACATGTTTGACCGTATTATCACTAAAGCTTATGGGGTTAAGAGTTTCGATGGTAAACAATTCGTTAAATCACAAGAAGCACTCAACACTTTCAAATTTAGTGGTGCTTATGACGAGTTATTCATGGAGATTGCTCTAGATGCTAAAGCGGCTGATGAGTTTACTCGTGGTATTCTACCCAAAGACTTAGGCGAAGTCCCAGCTCCTAAAGTACAAGATTTCAAGCATCACAAGAAACATAACAAATCTAGATAGGGGATTAACCAATGCTTCAGATAACCATACCTAAACAGGAGATATGGGACGATGAGAAGCAAGAGTTCACATACTTGAATGAGTGCACTATACGACTAGAACACTCCCTTGTCGCAATTTCAAAATGGGAGTCGAGATGGTGTAAACCGTTTCTCAATAACTCTAGGCAGTTGACTAACGAGGAGGTTCTAGATTACATACAATGTATGATGTTGAACAAGAATGTGGACCCTTTGGTATATTACATTCTCGCGTCCGAGTATCATGACGAAATCATCAACTATATCGACCATCCGAGTACTGCTACCACATTCTATGAGTACGATGACGGTAAGAAGAAGAGCGATGGAGAAGTTATTACTTCAGAACTTATATATTACTGGATGACGTCATACAACATACCTTTTGAGGCTGAAAAGTGGCATATTCATAGATTAATAGCACTCATAAAAATATGTAACATCAAGAATAGTCCTCCGAAACAAAGAACCAAAGAGGAAATTCTAGCAATGCAAATCCGAATTAACGAAGAGAACAAGAAGAAATTTAACACATCAGGATAGGAGTTGAAGCTAATGATTCGAATTAAACATAAAGGCGACTATTCTAAAGTAACTCGATATTTCGAGAAACTCAGTAAACGAGCCACTATCGTAGCCTTAGAGAAGTATGGTCAAATGGCAGTCGACGCATTAGCTCAAGCTACCCCTGTAAGAAGCGGACTAACCGCATCGTCTTGGCACTTCGAGATTAATAAGACTGGTAAGGGATATTCTATAGACCTATACAACAGTCACGTTAACAAAGGAGTCCCTATCGCTATTATTTTACAGTATGGACATGGCACTGGCACAGGTGGATGGGTGGAAGGCAGAGATTATATTAATCCTGCTATACAACCCGTATTCGACAAGCTAGCATCAGATGCTTGGAAGGAGGTAAGCAATGGGTAAGACCGTCGATGAACGCGTAGTTTCCATGGGCTTTGAGAACCGTGACTTCGAAAGTAATGTCAAGACCAGTATGAGTACTCTGGACAGACTTAAACAAGCTCTTAAGTTTGACGGAGCATCTAAAGGTCTTGAAAATATCAGCTCAGGCATCAAAGGTATGAATTTCAATCCTCTAACTAGTGGTATTGATGTCGTACGTGACCGATTCTCAGCATTAGAAATCGCTGGGGTAACGGCCATGGTACGTATTACCAACGCTGCTATCACAACTGGTAAGAATATGATGTCGGCTCTCACCATTGATCCTATTAAAACAGGGTTCTCAGAATACGAAACCCAAATGAATGCCGTGCAGACAATTTTGGCGAATACCTCATCGAAAGGTTCTAGTTTGCAAGACGTAAACCGAGCGTTAGGTGAGTTAAACACGTACGCCGATAAAACTATTTATAACTTCACCGAGATGACTCGTAACATTGGTACGTTTACAGCGGCCGGTGTATCGCTGGATAAGTCAGTAACATCTATCAAAGGTATTGCCAACTTAGCCGCAGTATCAGGTTCAACATCTCAACAAGCTAGTACAGCGATGTACCAACTCTCCCAAGCCTTAGCAGCTGGTAAAGTTCAGCTTATGGACTGGAACTCAGTAGTAAACGCCGGCATGGGTGGTGAAGTATTTCAAAATGCATTAAAACGTACAGCTACTCAAATGGGTACTAACGTTGATGCATTAATTCAAAAATATGGTTCATTCAGGGAGTCCTTATCTAAAGGTGAATGGCTTACAGCTGACGTACTGACAGAAACTTTAACACAGTTATCTGGGGCGTACACTGAAGCCGATTTAATCGCTAAAGGATATACTGAAGAACAAGCAAAACAAATTACCCAACTTGCTGACACAGCCGTAAACGCAGCTACTAAAGTTAAGACATTTACTCAATTATGGGATACTCTTAAGGAAGCTGCTCAATCTGGTTGGACTCAAAGTTGGCAAATTATGGTCGGTGACTTTGAGGAAGCTAAAGATTTACTAACTTCTATTTCTGACTCAGTCGGAGCAGTGATTGGTAAATCAGCAGACGCTCGAAACAAATTGTTATCCGAAGGTTTAAGCACTGGATGGAAACAAATTCTCGACCAAGGTATCAACGACGCAGATGCGTTCAAAGAGTCTATCAAATCGGTAGCTAAAGAACAAGGCGTCGCAGTAGATGATATTATTACTAAATCTGGCTCATTCGAGAAGTCTCTCGGAGAAGGCTGGGTTACAGCGGATATTTTAGGTAAGTCTATCAATAAGCTTACTGATGAAGTATCTGGCTTATCTGAAGAAGAACTTAAAGCTCGCGGATATACATTAGATTCCGTTAAAGCTCTTAAGTCTTTAAACGAACACGTCAAAGATGGTTCTATTAACTTAGAAGACTTTGCTAAACGTATGTCTCGACAATCTGGTCGGGAGAATATGATTGAAGGGTTTAAGAATGCTTTCCAAAGTCTTGGACAAGTAGTTACAGCCTTTAAAGAAAGTTTTAGAGAATTCTTCCCAGCTACGACTGGTGAGCAACTCTATAACTTAACTGTTAAATTTAAACAGTTCACATCAAGTCTAAAACCTAGCGAAGAAGCTATGGAGAAAATTAGAACTACTTTCCGTGGTTTATTTGCAGCATTAGACTTAGTGCGGTATGGTTTAGGACAACTCCTTAAACCTTTTGCGGAATTCTTCGGAGGAAGTCTACTCAAAAATATCGGTAGTAAATTCCTAGACATCAGTGCATCTATGGGGCAATTCTTCATAGACCTAAATAAGAATGTCAAATCTAACGGAGCATTCCAGTATATGCAAGAGGTTATTACCAATGTATTAACTTCCGTATCAGGAGCTGTCGATGCATTTATCGGTAAAATGGGTGGTTTTAAACAAGGAGTCGCTTTCTTAGGTAAGCTCTTAGGCTCTGGCTTAAATAATGTTAAGAACTTATTAGCGCCAGTAGTGGAGTGGCTACGCAGCAATCTTACTATTCAGAACTTATTCGCTGGTTTAGTGGGTGGCGGAATATTCGCCGCATTCCAAGGATTTAGGAACGCGATTAAGAATTTCTCCGAAGGTTTCGACGAGATTAAGGAGAAAATAACTGGCTTCATGGGCGGTGGTAAAGAGAAAGCCGCATCCGGATTCAAGCAATTCCTAGGTAGCATTCAAGACTCACTCAGTAATTTCTCGCAAGGCGTTAAAGTGGTATCCGTATTAGCTATCGCAGCATCAGTTACTTTATTAGTAAGTGCTATTGAGAGATTATCTAAACTTAACCCAGAACAAGTTGCCGGTGGTATTCTCGCTATCTCAGTGATGATGAAGGTCCTAAACAAGGCCTTTAAAGACTTAGTATCCTCCGTAAAAGACTACGGTCAACTGAATACTGTCAAAGCAGCCGTCTCACTAATGCTGATGGCCCAAGCCGTCAAAATGCTTGCTAAATCAGTAGAGACATTCGGTAATATGAACTGGGAACAATTAGCTAAAGGTCTTATAGGTGTACGAGTAGCTATATCTGGTTTAACTAAAGGTCTATCTTCTATGAAAGACGTTAAGATTTCGCCAGTGACCGCCGTGTCTCTATTAATCCTGGCTGAGTCTATCAAAATATTAGGCAAAGCGGCTCAAATATTTGCTAATATGAGTTGGGAAGAAATAGGTAAAGGGCTAGCAGGTATGGGCGGAGCTTTAGCTGAATTCGTCGGAGCATCTGCTATCCTAAATAAATTCTCAGGTGGTAAAGCCATTGGTGGAGCAACATCCATTCTAATCATGAGCATCAGTATGGGTATGATTGCTAAACATCTTAAGTCTCTCGGAGACATGAGCTGGGAACAAATTCAACGTGGTCTAACCGCTATGGGTGGAGCGCTATCTGAATTTGTCGGAGCTGCTGTTATTCTACAACAATTCTCAGGTTTTGGCTCTGTATTAGGAGCTACTTCTATATTAATACTAGCGTCAACACTAGACGAGATATCTACTAGTCTTAAGAAATTAGGCTCAATGAGTTGGAAGACTATCCAACGTGGTCTAACTTCTATGGGTGGTGCTCTATCCGAGCTAGTCGGAGCCGCTGTTATTTTACAGAAATTCTCTGGATTGAATTCCGTAGCTGGAGCTACTTCTATTCTTATCATGTCTAAGACATTAGATGAGATTTCTGAAAACCTTAAGAAACTCGGTTCTATGAGTTGGGAACAAATCGGTCGTGGTTTGAGTGCTATGGGTGGCGCATTAGCTGAATTAGCTGGAGCTGCTACTATTGTAGGACGATTCGGAGGTTTTAGCTCTATTCTCGGAGCGGAGTCTATTAACATTCTAGTTCAAACACTAGACGAGATTTCCGAAAACATGAGAAAACTCGGCTCTATGGGCTGGGAACAAATCGCTAAAGGACTTACTGGTATGGGTGGTGCTCTAGCCGAATTAGGTACTGCTGCATCAGTCGTGGGTAATTTTGGTGGATTCGGTTCTATTATCGGTGCCGAAGCTATAAATATTGCCGTACAATCCTTAGACGAAATCTCTGAAGCTCTAACCAAGCTATCCGGATTAGGATGGGACGACATTGGTCGTGGTTTAGTCGCTATGGGCGGAGCGTTAGCCGAATTAGGTACAGCTGCTGGGTTAACTGGTAACCTCGGAGGATTCATGTCCTTAATCGGTGGATTGTCCCTAGAGTCTGCTAGTGCGAACATCGATAAGTTGGCAGAAGCTTTCGTCAAAATGGCGGGATTATCATGGGATGAAATTGGTCGTGGCTTGAGTGCTATGTCCGGAGCCCTCGGTACTTTAGCCTTAGGCGGTTTCGCTAACACACTTTCTATCATCGGTTCTATGTCTATTTCTTCAGCAGCTGAACCTTTAGGGGTATTAGCTGACTCTGTTAAGAAATGGGCCGACGTAACGATTCCTGAAAATATGGGCTCACAATTAGTTCAATTAGCACAAGGTGTTTCAGCATTTACGTTCTCTGGATTTGGTTCTGGAGCTATCGCTGGATCAGCCGAACCTTTAGGAGTATTAGCTGACTCAGTTAAGAAATGGACTGACGTTACCGTTCCAGAAGGCATCGCTAAGAATTTAGGTGATTTAGCCGAGGGTGTTAACCGTTTCTCATTCTCTGGATGGGGTTCAGGAGCTATAGCTGGGGTCGCAGAACCTTTAGGCGCAATGGCTGAATCTATCAAGAAATGGGAAGGCGTAAACATCCCTGAAGGTATGAACAAAGGTCTTGGCGATTTAGCAGAGGGTGTCAACCGTTTCTTCTTCTCAGGATGGAGTGCTGGAGCTATTAGTGAAGTAGCTGAACCATTAGGTACTTTAGCTGAGTCCATTAAGAAATGGGAAGGTGTGACAATCTCTGAAGACGCCGTAACCACGTTGGATATTTTAGCTAGAGGTATCGGCAAACTTTGGTCTGGCCAATTAGGTGCTGGAGTAATCTCTGGACTAGCCGAACCATTAGGTACTTTAGCAGATTCTGTCCGCAAGTGGCAAGGTTTGATTATTGCTGACTCTACATTAAGCTCATTTAGTAAACTATCTGAGATTATTAAGAACTTCGGTAGTACACAACTAGGTGGATTATCCGACGGTTCTATACAAACTGCAGTAGACACCATGAAGAGTCTAGTGGATACCGTAAACTCTATGGGTTCAATGGACTTAGGAGCTATTGATAAGATTAAAGAGGCTTTTGACAAGCTCGGTTCTATCGGTGGTGAAGGTGTCGCTGAAGGACTTCAAAATGGAACTGAAACCATTAAAACAGCATTAGAAAATATGATGTCTGAAGTCCAAACAGCTATGGAGTCAGGCTTAGGCAACTTCAAAGACTCTACTTCCACTTTAGGCTCAGACATTTCAACTGATATTTCAGAAGGATTGACTACTGGATTAGAAGCTATTGGACCAGCTATTGAAGAAGCTATGTCTACTTTAGAGACTACGTTATCTGAAAAAGCATCTACTAACTTATCTTCAGCTATAACTGAGTCACTCAAGGGTAGTCTTGGCGACTTATCTGGAAGTATTACATCAGCTATTAGCGAAGCGTTAGGGTCTATCGGGGATATTTCCGCAGACTTTGACGGAGTCGGTAACCGTATCGGCGAGTCACTTGCAGCTGGTATTTCTGTATCAGGAGCGTCTGTATCATCAGCTATCGAAGGTATTATTTCTGACGCTAGCTCAGTAGTCTCTTCGCACGAAGGAACATTCACAGCAAACGGTACTAAGTTAGGTAGTGGGTTAGCTACTGGTATTGGAACAGCGTCTTCTAAAGTCCGTTCAAGTATCACTAGTACATTATCAGCAGCAGTGTCTGCGGTAAGCTCATATTACTCTAACTTCTACAGTGCTGGTGGACGATTAGCTCAAGGTTTAGCTAACGGTATCAGTGCTAACTCTTATATGGTTGCGGCTAGAGCATCAGCTATGGCGTCACAAGCAGCCGAAGCAGCTCGTAAAGCTTTAGATATTCACTCACCTTCTCGTGTATTCTACGCGATTGGTCGATTTGTAGTATCAGGTTTCGCTAACTCATTGAATGACGGCGGAGACTATATTTACGACACTGCTATGTCTATGGCTAATGCTGCTAAAGATGGTATGAACAAAGGTCTAGATTTCGTCGGATCATTACTAGACTCTACAATGAATAACAATCCGACAATCACACCTGTCCTAGACTTATCTAGCATTAAACGAAGCGCTAGTGCCCTAGGAGGGTTACTTGGAACAGACCCACTGTCTGCTACTTTAACTAGAGCGGTGTCGGTCGGAGATGTTTCACCAAACCGTCAAAATGACATTGGTACTAAGGTAGCCACTGCTATCTCAGACCTTAAGAAAGTTATGGACAGCACGGGTAATACGTACGTTATTGACGGTATTACTTATGACGATGGCTCTGCTGTATCAACAGCCATGGAGTCACTTATTCGTGCTGCTAGAATTGAAAGGAGAGTATAATCATGAAGGTAGCTAACCTGCGTATCGCCGTACAATCCGGCGGTTCAAGTACTATATTTGCTGCATGGAACTTCGCTAAGAACACTGGTTCTGGCGGAGCCCCTGTGAACGGAGATATCGTACGAATTAAGAGCGGATCTACATGGTATAATGGGGTAGCTATTGACTCATGGGTATTTAACTATCGTTGGTATATTCGTGAGTTGATTGGTAAGCGCGCGGTAATCGACAAATCACCGGACAGCGGTAGCTACTCAATCATGAGTCCTATCTCCATTGGAAGTTTAACAAAAGAAGGGACCAGCACAGACAGTGCTAATGCTGAACATCTAGACCATTTCAGCGTCAGATGGGAATATAACACTGGTGATGGCGTCTGGTTCAAAGCGTCAGAGTCTACTACTAAAGACGAAAACGCAACATATTCTTACCCTTCTAATGCTATATTAGTGCGATGTATCGTATCTCCAGTATCTAAAACATACGGAGAGGGTAAAGAAACTAAGTCTTACTGGACGGCTGAAGATACTACTGCTGAATTTGTGGTAGGTGACAGCCCTCCGGCTAAGCCTTCATCGGCTCCAAATATCTCTATTGACCAAAACTATATGTTGAAGTCTACCGTGGATAACATTTCTGACTCCCGTACGGACGCCCTACAGTTCGAACTGTATAATGGCGACAACCGTATAGACGGAGGTGTAGTGTCTGTCGTAACAGCACGCGCTACATATTATCGAGCAGTATCACCTGGCGGTAAATATAGAGTACGTTACAGAGCTGTAAACTATGTCGCAGGAACGCCTGTGTATAGTGATTGGTCTCCATATTCTGGTGAGACCGAGACAGCCCCTGATGGGGTGATGGGAGTTACTGTGGAAGTTGAGTCCGAAACTACCGCAAGTCTTAAGTGGAGAGCTGAACCTACGGCTACAAGTTATGTCGTAGAGGCATCTACTGACGAGCGATATTTCGACAGTTCTTCTGAGGTTAAATCTCAAACAGTAACAGCTAACAGTGCATTTATGACTGGGCTTACTAAAGGTAAACGCTGGTTCTTCCGGGTTCGTGCAAAGAACTCTCATGGCGAGTCTCCATGGAGTAGTCTAGTCAACACTGTTATTGGTACTAAACCAGAACCACCGACGACTTGGTCTTTAACGTCCAATGCAGCAGTGGGTGATAACCTAGTCTTATATTGGGTACACAACACTGAAGACGGTTCGAAGATGGTTGGTGCCGAAGTAGAGTTAATTATCAACGGTGTCAAATCCACTAAGATATTAACTGCTGAACAATCAAAAAGTGATAGGGAAAAAATACACACTTACAAAGTGGATAACAGAGAATATCGTACAGGCGGTAAAATTGAATGGCGTGTTCGGACAACTGGCGTAACTAAAGAATTTAGTGACTGGTCAACTCAACGCGTGATTAATATTTACACTCCACCTACTGTAGAAATCCGACTTGGCGAGGGTAACAAACCTAACTTATTCCGTGGGGCCGATATGTTTACTGGTGACTGGATCAATCTTGCAGATTACCAAGTAATTTCTGACAGATATAAAGGCCACGCGGTAGCTAGAACTAAAGCTATGAATAAGGGTCTTACCCAAAAGATTGCCGTCAAGGCTGGTAAAACATATTTATTCAGTGTGTATGTGAAGAGTGATAAGCCTACTGAAACGGCGGTCGTGCTTAACTTTAATATCGATGACGCCGCTGAGAATGCGATAACAGATATTAGCATGATGCCGATTACGGTGTATGAAGAATGGACTCTAGTTAGTTATAATATTACAGCTAGCAAAAATGGTTATGTCACACCTAGATTATCTAAGTACGATAATAATCTCGGTCCAGACGATACTTACTTATATGTTTCTGGTATGGACTTACGTGAACAAGCTGAAGGTGGTCAAGGTGGAGACGGAACAATCCGAAACTACCCAATCCCATTCAGTATCACAGCTAGACCAGCTACTCAAAAAGCAGTAACTACTCATATTAGTGTGATTGCTAAAGATAGTTACGAAGTAGTGTCAAGTACTGGTGAACGTAAAGTCGTTAGTGCAGACTCAGAAGTATATTCTAGAGTTCACGTAATGACAGACAACGAGTTATATCAGGAGTTAACTCCTAAAGATATTACTCTAGTGAACGGCCAATCATATTATCTAAAGGTCTCAGTATCGATGGATAGTGGATTAGTCGCTCAATCACAACAACTATTAAACGTTCGATGGTCAGGTACCGATTATTTACCAGATGGTTTCGTGGAATACGACCGCAAAAATATGAGTGCTCGTATTAGACCTTACTGTTTCGACTTGGAAGGAAATATGCCACGTAACGTAACATTAACAGTATTACGTATCAACGCCAATGGTAGTCTAACCTTAATCGGTTCTGGTATTGACAACGACGGTAGTGCAGCAATTGTAGACCCACACCCTACTCTAGATTATGCTAGATATCGTGTAGTGTCTACGGATATTGTGACAGGTTTGAACGAATATTCAGACTTAGCACCACTACCTATCCACGACCCAGCGATTGTTATTCAATGGGACGAACCGTGGAAACCATATTCTAAGGACGACCAATACAGACCTGAGAGTCAAATTCATGGTTCAATGGTTAGACTTCCTTATAACGTAGACGTTAGTGAGAAGTTCAATGTAGATACAGTCCTTACAGAATATATAGGTCGCAAAAACCCTGTGAGTTATTATGGTACTCAGAAGGGTGTGTCTGCTACATGGAATACTGATATCCCTAAAGAAGACAAAGACCTTATTTATCAACTAAGACGACTTGCTGAATACTCTGGCGATGTGTATGTCCGCGAACCAAACGGCAGTGGATATTACGCAAGCATCAGCTTATCTTTTAGTATCAAACACAGAGTACTAGTGGTACCTATATCAATCGAAGTTAAGAAAGTGGAGAGTGGTGAAATATGATAGATTGGACTAAGAGCATGACGCAGACTTTCGAATTCTACAAAGTCGACGTTCACACTTGGGAAGATATCGAGCCTTTGGACGCAGTTAAATCTTGTCGAATCACTCGCGACGAGACTAACGAGACCTTAGAGCACGCCACTTTCGACTGTACGACTCAGCTTGACGAACAGTACATCAGAGTATATCTCATAGCAATTCAAAATGGAGTAAAAGAGAAATTACCTCTAGGGACCTTTTTAGTGCAGACTCCATCTGTCGGATTTGACGGAAAGCAATTTTCAATCTCACTTGATGCATATTCACCCTTGCTTGAACTCAAAGACGACTATCCCACATTGGGGTATACACTCCCTAAAGAAACTAACATTACGGATATTTCCTACCGTATTTGTAGAGAACACTCTAGAGCAATTTCGGTTTACACTCCAAGCGACAAGAAGTTATTTACTGACTTCGTGGCTAATACCAAGGATAATTGGCTAACATTTATTAAGGATTTATTACCTAAAGCAGGTTATCGCATAGCTCTAGACGAGCGTGGACGCATCTTATTTAGTCCTATTACGGACGTATCGTCCTTACAGCCTGTCTGGACATTCGATGATGGCAACAGTTCAATCCTTAATCCAAATATCCGAGATGAACGAGATTTATATGGTGTACCTAACGTGTTAGAAGTTATATATTCTTCTGACGGATCTACTATCGTATCGCGAATTGAGAATACTGACCCTGCTAGTCCAGTGTCTATTCCAAATCGTGGTCGCAGAGTCATGAAACGTGACACTAGTCCGGACATTGTTGGGCGTCCCTCTCAAGAATATCTGGACGAATACGCTGTGAAAAAATTAAGAGACTTATCTAGTCTCGAGCACAAGGTTACTTTCTCTCATGGGTTCTGTCCTGTGAGAGTGGGTGACTGCGTGATGCTGGATTACAGACGTTTCGGTCTTAACCAAGTTAAAGCTAAGATTATTTCCCAGAACATTAAGTGTGGGACTGGCTGTACGATCGAGACGACTGTAGTCTATACTACTAATTTATGGAGGTGATATTAATGGCCGAGTTATCAAGACATTTGATGAAAGAGTTTGCTACTCTAACGGCTGGCGATAAAAAGCCTGAAGTGTCTAATACCGTTCGAGGTACCGTTGTCGTAGACGGTGAAAATAAATACGTAGCGATTGACGGCTCGTCTGTTAATACGCCTATATCTGAAATTATTGATGCTCGACAAGGTGACCGCGTGTTAGTCACTATTGAAAACCACGTGGCTACCGTTGTTGGGAATATTTCTAAACCGCCTTCAGCATACAAGGAGCAAGAGGCTATCACTCGTATCACGGATACTAGTCGTGAGTTATCTTCTCAAATTACTGAAGTGCGAACTAACACTGAGACTAAGGTCGAGGAGTTGAAAACAAAGGTAGATAGTATCGGTAACGTATCCGACTTATCCGCAGTAGATAGTCGTATTACGGCAGCCGAGAATAAGGCTACTGAGGCAGCTACTAAAGCAGAGGCTGCTAAAACGGAATTGGAGAAACAAAAAGAACTCCAAGCTGCACAAGCTAAAGCTCTGGAAGACCAGATGCTTATTACTAAACAAGAGTTAGAGGCTAATGCGGCACTAGCTACTGCAAAAGAATTTGATGAGAAATTTAAAGCATTGATGGAAGCTAACGATAAGGACCGTAAACAAGCTGAGCGAGACCTTATTACTATGGCTGCTCGTATGGAGCTTATTCAAGCTAACTTAGAAAATATGACAGCTGTGTGGAACGCTATCGACACTGCTATGAAATTCTCGAATGAAGGATTAGCTATTGGGGAACGTTCTGGGGACAGTTATATTTTGGTCAAACCAAATCGTATAAGTATGTTCTCAGCAGGTTCAGAGGTAATGTATATTGCTAATGGGGTTATCCACATCGATAACGGGGTGTTCACTTTGAGTTTACAAATCGGTTATTATGTGGAGTCTCAGTATGAACACAACCCTAAATATAATGTAGTCCGTTATGTTGGACCGAAATAGGAGGAAGATATTATGGTACAAGTGGTTGGATATACTAGTCCTAATTATGTAAAACTTGTATTAGACGTAGTAGAAGAGTCCTATGATATTCTGTCTAACACGAGTCTACTTAGATGGACTTTAAAATTAATGAACGAATCCGCATGGGCATTCAACTACGATGCTGACGCTAAGGCTGAGGTAGAGATTGATGGTGAGACAGTCCATAGTGGATATCACGCGTTCGATACACGTAACGGGGCTGTGTTACTCGCCAGTGGGACAAAGACTGTCACTCACGATGATAACGGCTCTAAGACTATTGTAGTATGGGCACGTATGCTGGATGTTTCGTCGCTTGGAGATATCGGATGGAAAAAAGGCGAGCTCAAACTTACAGATATTCCGCGTTCAAGTAGAATTAAATCAGTCGAAGGAAACACTTTAGGCTCAACAATAACCGTGAATCTTGAGAGATATTCGAACTCATATCATCATCAAGTATGGTGGAAAGCTTTCGGTGGAGACTGGATTGATTTAGGAAACGTGAACGGGACGTCTGTGACGTTTACTCCAGATTTGAATCTTGCAAATAAAATACCGAACTCCACTTCGGGAGAACTAGCAATATCTGTCCGTACGTTCAATGGTAGCAATAAGATTGGGAACGACTATGAGGGTAAATATACATTAAGTATACCTGCCAACGGAAAACCGATAATTAATGACCTAATCTTATCTGAAACAAATCCTAAACTCGCGGATGTATCTACTAATAATACTTTCGTACAGATATTAAGTGTGGCTAAGGTTAACTTCGGAGTTACACCATATCTAGGCTCGACTATCAAATCGTATTACGCTGAGGTAGTGGGCTACAACAATACCATATCTACTGACGGTGCTAAGTTGAATTTCTTTAGTACTAACGGTAAATATACAATTCGTGGATACGTTACAGACTCTCGTGGTATCCGCTCGGACACATTCGAGAAGGTCATAACAGTAGTTCCATATTTCCTACCGACTGTAACTATACAAGCGTTACGCTCAGGCAGTAGGAACGATACTATTACGGTAGTTCGTAATATCCGTATAGCTCCAGTTATTATTGACGGAGTCCGTAAGAACAGTCTCTCTATGATATTTAGAACTAAGAAGACTCTGGAATCCGACAATACCTGGACTAAGAACACTGGAGGAGAGCTCACTAATGTCGGAGTCGAAAACTTAACTAACTCGTCTGTTAATTTAACGGGCAACTTCTCCCCAGAGTTCGCATGGGATATTCAAGCTGTCGTGAGAGATAGGTTCTCAGATAGTATCCAACCGGATGGCGTACGATATAATACCACAGCTCCGTCTGAGGCAGTTATATTAAACTATACGCCTGAAGGTGTAGGCGTGATGAAAATCCGTGAGAAAGGCGCTTTGGACGTAGGTGGGGATATTTACTCAAATGGTAAACTCGTACCGACAGTCCAGTTAGCAAAACCGGATGGACGCACATTAGCAATCACCGGTGACGCTAACAAGCTTATTGTGGGCGGTCTGTACGCTACTAACAACGTAACTAACCTACCACAAAATGCTCAGCGTAACGGATATTTATGGATTATTAACCATCACAACTTAACTAATTATCTAGTACAGTATTACACGCCACACGACAAAGATGAATTGTGGATTAGACGTATGTATAACGGTACTTGGAACGCTTGGCAAAAATTTGCTATAGATCCTGGAGAGACTAAAGTCGCTACTAAGTGGGTAAATATATCCCTATGGAATGGCTGGCACGCTAACGAGGGTGAAGAAGTACAAGTATCTAAACACGGTAACTTAGTTACTATGCGTGGTATCGCTCGTGACGGTAAGTCAGTCGCATGGGGGGCTCAGATAGGATATTTACCTGCTGGGTTTAGGCCTGAGCGCATTACCTATATTCAGGCTATTAACGATGCTTATGGTAACGCGTCGATAGTATTCAAACCTGATGGAGTTATTGAGGTCCGTAGGAACGTTGACAACTGGTTAGGTTTTGACGGTGTTATATTTACAGTATAAAATTAGGAGGTTATTCGAATGAGTTTAGATTTAATTAAAAAACGTATTCAGGATATCAAGACAGAGATTTCAGCTATTAGAGAAGACTCTGGACGATTATTCCTAGAAAAACAAAATCTCGAATTACGGGTTAGCGATATTCAAGCAGATATTTCTCGTAAGGACGAAAGTATCGCAGCTCTTCAAAACGAATTGAACGAGTTAACAATCGCTAAAAACACAATCGAAAAATATAGCAAACAGGGAGGTTGATAGTGAATGTCATTTAACCCTTCTGACATTTATGAGTTTGTCGGCTTCCTAGTAGGTTTAGCAGGCTTGTGGGCTTTCTTTGCTACTAGACTGACAAACCAAGAACAACGAATTACTCGTCTTGAGATGCTCGTGGAGAAAAACCGTGAGGAAATCGACAGACATCAAGTACGTCTTGACAGTCATGATGTGGACAATAAGATTATGTTAGCCTTAGTTGAAAAGGTAGACGGTCTTAAAGAAGACATCCAAGAACTTAAAGACGAATTTAAACGACAAAAATAGGAGGACTTAAGTCTATGAACAAAATTAACTGGAAAATCCGTTTACAAAACCCACAATTCTTTATTACATTAGTGCCAGCTTTAGCTTTATTAGTGCAAACTTTTATGGCTATCTTTAACGTATCAGTGGACTTCAGTGCAGTATCTGACCGCATGTTAGTGTTTATCAATGCGTTATTTGCAGTATTAATGATTATTGGTGTGGTTGCAGACCCAACTACTGCTGGATTTAGCGACAGCGCACGAGCATTAGGATATACTAAGCCTAACGCTGACAAATAATTTCAACGGGGGTCTGTCTGTACGGACGGACTCCTATATACATACGCGATATTTACAACTCCTTTAGTGGGAAAGAAACCCATATGAAAAGGAGAGATTATTATGAAAAGATTATTATTATTCATTGAAGGTAGAGATTGGACATTACCGATTGGAGTGACCATTATTGCACTAATCGTTCTAGTAAGTATGAACGTATCAGCATCACTAACTTTCGATCCGGCTATGAGAGAACAACTAGTAATTAAACAATGGTTCGACACAGCTGGCTGGTTAGCAGTGATATTTGTACTAACTACTTACGTGGAATGGATGGTGGAGAATTGGGCAGTCTATTCGGAATGTTATTCTCACCACAAAGATTAAGGGAGTCTACATGACTCTCTTCTTTTTTTTTTCTTTTTCGAAATCCAAAATTTTCCCAGTGGGATTTTTCTCAAAAACAAAATGAAAGGAGTGTATGAGTTATGGAGACAACTTATATTCTATTTGGATTAATGTTCTTATTAGGTATGGTCATGGGTGTACTTGCGACTAAGTATATTTACAATCACCGCAAAGTAGACGGGTTTATTACTTTCTTCAATGCAGATAACATGGAGATGCCTATGTTAGAAATGAACTCGGATGACTTTAAGAGTAAGACTATTATAGTTTTGCGTAAAAAGTCAGTACGCGAGTAACGCGATATTTACAACTCCTATAATGGAACATAAAAACCGAAAGGGGAAATAAAAATGAAAAAAGACAAAATCACAATGGAATTAGAGATGCAAATTCAAGAGCTTCTCGAACAAATCCCAAATTTACAAGGGGAAGAAAAGACCAAAGCAATCGAGGATCTACAGAAGTTAAATATGGTTCTTAACGAACGTCTAGAGGGAAGAAAGATTAAACCTTGGGAGACGCCCGTGAGAGTCGTATTAGACGGTATTGCGATTATCGTACCTTTAGTCTTGACTGCCGGCTTTGTAGCGGCAGGATTTGAATTCGAGAAGACTGGAACTTTCACATCTAAGACATTGGCATTTGTAATGAAGTTTTTAAAACTCAAATAAGTCAACAAGTTCGAAAGGCGAGGGAATTTACAATCCCTTTCCTTTTTATCTTTTCGCAATATTTACAATCTGTTTAATGGAAAGGGGGACCTAGACGCGAAAATGGCCTTTCCACGATATCTGAGTTCGAGTCGCTCAGGTATCACTTTTCGTTTTGTCTGATAAAAACTATAAAATGCGAAGGAGGAAAATCAGATGGAAAAACAACAAATGTTAAAAGTAGCGGGGTTAGTAACAACCGCTTTAGGTTTTGCAGTGACACTAGTGTCAGGTTGGATTGAGGAAAAACAACTAGACGCGACTGTTGCTGAGAAGGTAGCAGAGGCAGTAAAGAAAGCAATGGAAAATGGAGGTAAGTAAAATGGATTTTAGAAAATGGGAAGACAACGAAGAAAGCATGGATAAGAAACTCTTAGAGTTTAAGAACTTATTCGAAAGTGAGTTAGTACCACTAGTGAATAAAACTAAAAAGATTAAAGCTGGTGTGGTATTGGACGCATTCAAAGCATGGAATGAAGGTCGTTGGGACGAATTTATGGAACAAACTAAACAAACAATCAAAGGAGACGATACAAATGAATAACGAACAAAACTTAGGAAATATCTTAGAATCTTTATCAGTAAACGCAATCCAAACAAATAACAAGGTACAAAAACTTGTCGAATGTGTAATTGCTAACCACAGAACTACAGGTAAATTAGTAGAATATACTAACCGTTGCGAGAGAGTATTCAAAGCGCACCGCAAAAATATTAAAATGTTAGCAGTCGCTACTCTTATTACTACAGGTATTACTTGGATTACGTCTAAGCGTGTAGACTATTTAGAAAACAAGATCGAGAAACTGCAAAAAGAACTAAACGAATCAAAACTAAAAAAGTAAGGAGGATATTCTTATGGTAAAGTATGAGGATATGTTGCGCGACGGAGTCTGGTATAACAGTAACTTATATTTAGAAGATGGCCGTCTGTACGCTAACCTAAGTGGTACTCGCTGGATTGTGTTAGCACGTAACGTAGAAAACTATACTATTCAATTCGGTATGGGTACTTTAATAGTCACTATGAAACCTATTGTTATGGACGGCGCACGTACATTGTTTCGTATAATAGATAAAAAAGTGTCCATATCTATAATAGACCGTGAAGATGAGATTTATGATTTCTGGGACAATTCTTATGATGAGTATCTAAAATCTGAGGTTAATTATTTCAAATCTGAACGAAAAGTAGTAGAGAGACTTAACTCTCAAACTCAAGGATATTAGAAAGGAGAACAGTATACTATGAAACTAGAACAAATCGTTAGTCGAACAAGTTATACATTAAAGAAGCACGGCCCGCTTATCCTATCAGTTTTAGGAGCGGCGGGTGTCATTCTTACTGCTAAACTAGCATCTGATGCTGGTAAGAAAATAGGTAAGTTGGAGGCTGAGACTCCTGAATTTGTAGAATATGACTTATTCTACGAAGAACCGCAGAGAGAAATCAACACGTTAGGTTTATATTTACCGACAGTCGTATGCGGCGTAGCTACTATCGGGTGTATCCTAAGTAGTTCATTCTTATCTCAGAAGAGACAGTTATCTCTAGTTGCAGCATACGCAGCTTTAGATGCAAAATATAAAGAAATTAAGAAAGATTATCGCGAAAAGCATCCGGACGAGTATATGACTATTCGTAAGAAAGAATATAGTGAGTCTCTACAATTCATGAGCGAAAAGGATTACGACGAACTATTGTATTACGATGAGTATTCTGATCGTTGGTTTAAACGTCGTCCGATTGAGATGTTGAATGCAATCTATCAGTTCAATCGTATGTTTATCCTACGAGGGTATGTAAATTTGAACGATTATTATGCGTTAGTCGGTTTGGACGGTACGGTAGAAGGAGCTACTATCGGATGGTCTGAATATAATGACGATGGATACGCTTGGGTTGACGTGGTTCACGAGTATATCGAGTTTGAAGACGATGACACTCCGGGATATTACCAAATCGAATTCCCATTTGCCCCATCGGTAGAGTACTTAAGTTAATGTAAACAAAAATGCGAAGGAGAGTTACATATGGAAACTAAAGTAAACCTAATCGAGAACAGATTATTTGTACGACTCGACAACGAGTGGTATTTAGTAAATAAACGCAACAGAACGACCGATATACTTATTGGAGATATCGGATTTGAGGTACGACACAAAGACGGAACCTCATACGGTTACACAGAAATTAAGAAGAAAGACGACTTATATTTCACGCTAACTGTATACGACGACGATACATTCCCAGTAATGGTCAACAATCGTATTACTTTTGATGATATTAAGAAGATGTCTGTAAAAAATCTTACGGACGATGCGGAAGGAATGTATATTTGGAATTGGTTAAATAGCAAGGGTATTCTCTGGGAGGTAAAATAATGGAATTAGAAATTACTGTATTAAATAATAGACTGTTCATGTTATTAGATGACGGTTGGTATATTATCAATGACACGAAAGATACTCAATCGATTTTAATGGAGGTTCATAACGTAACAGTTAGAAGAAAGAATAACATTGATATTGTGTATTACGATGATAATACTGACGACAAGACTGTGGATGTGCGAGTATTTGATAAAGACGGATATTTAGTATCAGATACGGTAACACTAAGCTACGAAGAACTAAAGGAAGCATCTAAACGTATTTTAGAGAAAGACGAGAAAGGCGCTCGAATCTTCAATAGTCTGAATGGTTTTCACAAAGGACCTTTCACTTACGTAGAATATAAAGGAGACAAAACAAATGATTAACGTTATTACGAATGCTGATAAAGCTTGGGTTGCGAATGAGTGTGTGGTCTATGGTGGAGACCTATATGTACTGAAAGACGATATTTGGAGACTTATTCCGATCAAAGATTACGTCACAACTGTAGCTATCCAATTCGATAAAGAAGAATGGTTATCAATACACACTAGACAAGGCGTACAATATAAAATCTATAAATATATGGATTATGTACGAGTGGTTAAACCTGAAGGAGAGTCTGAAGACCATTATTTCCGTACGTTATTTATGCCGTATCAAGATGTTAAAGAAATCTTAAACGAAAGCAGTAGAAGACATGCTGTGAAAATAGATCATAAAGACTTTGTATTACTTGACGGTAAACTGTATGTGTATATTAATCGTGAATGGGTTTATATTCATTACCCATCAGACTTTGTCAAAGCGTATGCTAGTGAGAAGGATTTCCATTCTATTATCGTGGAGACTTCGTACGATTGTATGTATAATCTGGCGTTCGAGAAGGCTGGTATTAGATGGACTATCGCTGATAGACGTCCAGAAGTCACTCCAGTAGTCACTGGGTTTGATAAATATGGAAAACTGTTCGAACGAAGCCGTCGAGACGCTTTACTTCTAAAAGGACCTGGTAGAGCATTAGCGTTTCTAAACACATATTCTGGTAGAGAGTTTGGTAGACAGGATATTAAAGTAGACAAAGCATAAGGAGATGATACTATGAATAGGTTAGAGACTCTTCTAGAGAAGACGTATTTCTCTAATAATTTTGAACTTAACGAGATTAACGATTTGCCTTTACAAGACTGCGACGTTAAATTGCGTCATATTGGGGCCTTTATATTCTACAAGATTAAAGGAACTGATTGGCATGTTCTACCGTTCAATCTCGAGGAGTATACCACCGAGACTACGTTATTCAAAGTTAACATGATGTGTAGAGGAGTAGTTATAAGTATTATTCATAATGCATATAGCGAAGACCGTCTGTACGAGATTATTAATCTAACAATACCAGAAACATTCGCGTTAGAGAAGGAATTCGTAAAACAGCACGTATTCACTAGCCTAATGATTCAACAATTCAATATTACTAGGAAAGGAGATGATTGAATGACTGTAAAGTTAATTAATCAAAAAATATTTGAAGGGAATACCAAAGTGTTAGACGATATCATACACGTTTGTATCGGTGGTAAGTGGTATAAAGTATTTGCCGGACACCGTATAAGAGATGTGAGATATGCTGATGAAGGTATGGAATTCACATCTGATTATCTAAACGAGTACGACCCATCTAGACGTTACGCTCAGGGGTTCATATTTGAGGGCTCTAAGAGTGCGTTCGTAATCAGTAGATATATGCCTCCATTTAGAGAAGGTGGAGTCCTAATTGAAGTAAAGGACGTTTTGGACGGAGCTTATATAGATACTAGTCTTCACAAACTAAGTCAGACAAAATCTACACCAGAAGAACTAAACAGACAAATTGTATGGATTGAACCAAATTTTGAAGTTGTAAAGGAGAATAAAAATGAATCTAGTAACTAGTATTAAACAATTCACAAAGAAACGCACACCAGAAATCTTAATTGCTACTGGTTTAGTGGGTATGGTAACGTCAGTTGTATTTGCGGTAAAAGCTGTGCCTAAAGCTGAACAGTTAATGGAAAAGGCTAAAGAAAATAAGGCAGAGACTTTAGAACTAGAGCCTGAAGACGTAAATCTGACAGTAGTTGAGAAAGTGAAAGCTGTTTGGACGGTATATGCACCATCTGCTATCGCATTCGGGTTATCTACAGCATGCATCATTGGAGCGAATAATGTAAGTCACAGAAGAAGTGTTGCTATCGCGACTGCTTATACGTTATCTGAGACTGCCTTCAAAGAATATAAAGAAAAGGTAGTAGAGAAATTCGGTAAGAATAAAGAACAACAAGTTCGTGACGAAGTAGCTAAAGCGCAAATCGAGAAAAATCCTGTTAGTAAATCTCAAGTTATTATTACTGGGAATGGTGACTCGTTATGTTATGACAGTGTGTCAGGACGATATTTCAAATCTAACATTGAAAAGATTAGAAGAATTGTCAATGATACAAATGCTAAGATGTTTAGTGAAAACTGGGTCAGTCTGAACGAGTTCTATATTGACTTAGGATTGGAAACAATCGCAATCGGTAATGATATGGGCTGGGCTATTGATAAAGGCGGTATGGATATTGAGTTTAGTTCTCATATTGCAGACGATGGAACGCCATGTTTAGTGCTAGACTACACAGTATTGCCTACTTATGGGGTATGGTAAGATATAGCCTCGCAATATTTACAACTCGTTTAATGGAAGGTAAACAAAAACTAAAAATCTTAAGGAGGAACCTACCATGTCAAATTTAATCGAAACTAAGAAAGAAGTATTAGCAAACGGAGAAACTGTTTATGTAGCGAAACTTCGTAAACCAAATTGGAAAAAGATTGGTATTGTAACAGCAGTTGTGGCTGGCACAGGAGCATTAGTAGCTTTAGTTGCCAAAGCAGCTAACGGAGCAAAACAATCAGGATCTAATGAAGGATACGAATCAGACTACTCAAACGATTATTCAGATGATGATACTCAATCAGAGCAAGATGAAACTGAAATGGATGAGTCTAACGACGATCAAGAGTAATTGAATAGCTTTAAAGAGGGAGGAATGCTTAACACGCATTTCTCTTTTTCTTTTGTTAAGAAGGGAGACTATATTATGAAAATCAAATTTAATGACAACACAAAACTTATGGTTGCAGCTCTAGCTTGGTGTGGAGGAACGTTCTTATTCTGGAAAGCCCAAAAGAAATCTATGGATAATCTAATCGAGGCCGCTAAGTACACTTCAATGTGGAGAGAGCAATTTGGTAACTTTGGAGAAAATGGAGGAAATGTGAATGGTACTAGAGTCGAACTCACACAAGACAAAGATGGAAAATAAAGCATTAATGGATAAACCTAAAACGCAAAAAATTGTAACCGGTCAAGCTAAACTTAAAAAGAAAGGGTTCTTCGATTTCTTTGTATCCGAGGATGCGTCTAGTGTGAAGTCTTATTTACTATCAGACGTATTAGTGCCAAATATCAAGAGACTTATTCAAGAACTTGTAACGAGTGGTATTAATCAATTACTATACGGTAACGATTATAAACCTTCGAAGAGTTCAAGTAACACGTCTCGTGTGTCGTATAATAGTTTCTCAAATTCTCCTGCGACTCAACCAAGTCGTAAGAAAGGGAATGATATTATCGAGATTGAAGTAGACACTTATACAGACTCTCAGAACGTTATTTATCAACTTCAAGGTTTAATTGACCAATATCAACAAGCGACTATTGCTGATTTATACGACTTAGTCGGTATTGACGGAGACTTCACAGACAATAATTACGGTTGGAAAGATTTAACTCGTGTATCTGTGATACCGTACGGACGGAAATTCATTATCAGAATGCCAAGGTTTATTGCTTTATAGGAGGATATTTATGGAAATGGTAAATCATCCGGAGCATTATAATCCGGGAGCACTCGAGACTATTAATGTCATTGAGGAATATACAAAGGATCTAAAGGGAATCGAGGCTTTCGACACTGCAAATATCATTAAGTACGCATGTCGATGGAACCGAAAAAATGGCGTAGAGGACTTACGTAAACTGGTCTGGTACGCTAATCATTTAATCAATCATATTGAAACTAAAGGAGAAATGTAAAATGAGTTTTAAAGAGAAATTTGTGGCAGCAGCAAATACTGCATTGCTAAAAGGTAAAAAACACAGTCCTAAAATGTTATTAGTAGCTGGGACTGTCGGTTTTGTAGCTACTGTTGTGGCTGGATGTAAAGCTACTACTAAATTAGAAGACGCTTTGGCTAAACCAAAAGAACAAATCGAAAAAATCCATGAAATTATGGATAGCGAAGAGTTACAAAAACAATATGGATACACTCAACAAGACAAAGTGCAAGATTTAACTAAGATTTATATTAAGACTGGTTGGGACTTAACTAAATTGTATGCTCCTACGATTGTATTAGGAACTGCATCGTTGTTATGTTTCTTCGGTTCGCACAATATTCTGTCTAAACGTAACGCTGGATTAGCTGCAGCATACGCTACTATCGATAAAGGATTTAAAGAATATCGTGGTCGTGTGGTAGACAAATTCGGACGTGAAGTAGACCGTGAGTTATTGACTGGTGTTAAAGTAGAGAAAGCTACTAAGAAGAAAAAAGGTGACGAGTCTGTAGAAGAAGAAACTGCTGAACAACCATCTAAACTTTACGCAAGTAGCTACGCTCGTTATTTTGATGAGTCTTGTGCCGATTGGAAGTCTAATCCAGAATATAACTTAATGTTCTTACGTATGCAAGAGCAACATGCGAATGATTTACTTCGTGCAAAACGTCACTTATTCTTAAATGAAGTATATGACATGTTGGGTATTCCACGTACAGCAGCAGGACAACAAGTAGGTTGGATTTATGATGAAGGTCAACCATTAGGAGACAACTTCGTTGACTTCGGTATTTACGATGATGCAAATGAGAAAGCTAGAGACTTCGTGAACGGATACGAACCTAGAATCTTATTAGACTTCAACGTAGACGGGGTAATCCTAGACTATATTTGAATGGTAGACATCAATGCACCTACAAATTACGAAATCCCTTGGCTATAAAAAGCTGAGGGAAATTTTCCTAGGGGGTTAATTTATGAAAAACAATTTAAAAAATATGCTGAAGGATCCTGGTTTTATGCTAATCGCTTTAGGGTTCATGATGGCTATGGTGGGATATATTTACTCGGACAAAGCTGTTAGTGCGAATACTAATCAAACGACAGGCTATATTGTAGTCCGTACGAACGAACCTGAAACCACAACAAGAACTGAGGTGAGGGATATTAGTAGCGCAGACCTTATTACAATGGATGATGCAGTTTTAATTGCTAAATTGGTTTTAGCTGAAGCTGAGGGAGAGCCTGAGATGGGAAAACGACTAGTTATTGATACGGTATTAAACCGATTAGACTCTAGCGACTTCCCTAATACAGTATATGATGTTGTTTATCAACCATATCATTATGACCCTGCATGGGATGGGCGCATTGACCTATTTTCAGAACTAGACGACACATTTAAATTAGTAGTGGACGAAATCCAACATCGTACGAATTCGGAAGTTCTATATTTTAGAACCGATAAGTTTCACGAGTTTGGAACACCTATGGAGCAGGTGGGTAATCACTACTTTTCAACCAAATAACAAAGGAGACTATATACATGAGAACTGAATTGAAACTAATTTCAGCATTTCTAGTTGGGGTCGCAACTGGTGCTGGAGCTATGTATATTTACAAAAAGAAACACCCTGAAGTGGTAACTGTTACGGAGTACTTAACATTTCCTAAGAAGGATACTGAAGAAAAACCTAACGTAGTCAAACACGTAACAGACGAAGTTAAAGAAGTAATCGAGAAAGCTGAAAAAGAACTTGAGGAAATCAAGGAAGAGGTAGCTGGTAAAATTGATTACAAGAAATATAGCGAAATTTCTAAAGGTTACAAAGTAACTGAGGAAGGATTAAAAGAATTGAAGACTCATTTCGAAGATGGTAAACATATTGCTGACAAAGAGCCTGAAGTAGAAACTGAACCAGTCGAAGAGGAAGAAAACGAGGACGAGGATATCGAGATTGTATCAAATGACGGTTTCGTATTAGACTCTAACGATTTCGATTACTATGGGGTTACTCGTTTCACAGACGACAAGTATATTGATGAGTATTCTGAGTTATTAGACCCTATCGAGGATCATATTGGTAAGAAAGCTCACGAGATGCTGAAAGATGGCAAGACAGAATTCACTGTTAAGAACTATCTGAAAGGCAATCTGTACGAAATCACTCAGGAGGACCAAACTTACGAAGAGTTCTTAGAATTGACTAAGGCTATGAGAGATGAAGATTAATTAAGTATATATTTAGAACAGAATGGAGGTGGTATACATTGATTAATCCGGATCACAGAGCATATCTTCTATGGTTGAAGAATCATATTAAAGACGATAGCCATTTAAAGTATAACAAATTATTGAATCGCTTATTCCTATGGCAGTACGACTCTACGCTACCAATGGATGAAAATCGAGCAGCTGACGGAGTGGACATGCGATATCGCTACGGTTATGAACGTAAAATTAGTGACCATGAGATTGCTAACTATATTGATGTGATGCAATGTACCATGCTCGAGATGATGGTAGCGCTAGTTCTACGATGCGAACGAGAGATTATGTATAGTCAAGAATATGGAGACCGCAGTGCGTTATTGTTTTGGAGTATGATTGATAACTTAGGACTAATCGACATGGACGATTTCGCCTATGACCAAGATTACGTAGATACAGTTATTCGTAATTTCCTAGATGGCGATTATCAGCCAGACGGTAAAGGTAGCTTATTTAGAGTACGTAATACTCACGGACGAGACTTAAGAAATGAAGAGCTATGGGTACAAGCAAATTGGTACCTAGACGAATTCATGTAAATATAAAGAAAGGAGGTAGCGAAATGTAATGTTTGATTTCTTAAAGATTTCAACTAAATCGATTAAAAAGGACGTAGTCGAGATATATCCTAAGTTCATTGTCGGTAGAACTCAAGATTTACTTATTCGAGGTGGAGACTTCTATGCAGCTTGGATTGAATCGAAAGGACTCTGGTCAACAGACGAATGGGATGTTATTCAAGCTATCGATGCTGAACTTAAACGATATTATGAAGATTACAAAAATAGAGTGGAAGGCGACGTTCGAGTTAAATACTTATGGGATAGTTCATCTGGTATGATTGATGTTTGGCATAAATATTGTCAGAAACAGATGCGCGATACTTATAAAGTACTTGACGAGAATATCGTCTTCGCAAATACAGAAGTCACTAAGAGCGATTACGCAAGTAAGAAACTCCCTTATGCATTAGAGAAAGGGTCTTATGATGCGTATGACAAAATCATCTCAACCTTATATTCTGAGAGTGAGAGACATAAGATAGAATGGGCTATCGGTTCAATCGTCACTGGTGACTCTAAGAAATTACAAAAATTCATGGTTCTGTATGGTTCGCATGGTACAGGGAAATCTACAATCATCAATATTATCCAACAGTTATTTACTGGGTATACGACGATGTTCAATGCTAAAGACTTGGGCACAGCCAATAACCAATTCTCTTTAGAGCCGTTCAAAAATAACCCAATGGTAGCTATTCAACACGACGGTGACTTATCGCGTATTGAGGATAACACAAGATTGAACAGTTTGATTTCTCACGAAGCTATGCCAGTCAACGAGAAGCATAAATCTATTTATCAGAGTGCCTTCAAGTCATTCCTTATTATGGGTACAAACAAACCTGTAAAAATTACTGACTCACGTTCAGGTATTATCAGACGACTTATTGATGTGTCGCCAACTGGTAGACTGTTAGCACGTAAGGATTATCGAGAGTTAATGGACCGTGTCAAATTTGAATTAGGAGCTATTGCTTATCACTGTATGGAAGTATATTTAGAAGATCCTGAAGCATACGACGATTATATTCCAATCACAATGTTAGATGCGACTAACGACTTCTATAACTTTATGAGCGAATGTTATTTACAATTCAAGAAAGACGACGGTATTTCATTGAAAACTGCTTGGGAGTTATATAAGAATTTCAACGATGAGGCGAATGTTCCATATCCTTACACCCAACGTGTGTTTAAGGAAGAGTTGAAAAACTACTTCAAAGAATATCAAGAACGATATACGCTACCTGACGGAACTCGTGCACGCTCATATTTCAAAGGTTTCATTACAGACCGTTTCGAAGAGTGGCGCAAGACTGAAAAAGTTCATATTGAGAAGGGTGAAATTCCGACAATTAAATTCGAGAAGGCTGAGTCAGTGTTCGACAAGACATATTCTGACAGTTTAGCTCAGTACGCTACGAACGACGGAACACCTACGAAAAAATGGAGTAATGTTAAGGAGACTTTGTCATCATTAGATACGTCTAAACTACACTATGTTAAGGTTCCAGAGAATCATATTGTGATTGATTTCGATTTAAAAGACGAATCGGGTAATAAATCTCTAGAACTTAATACGGCTGCTGCTAGCAAGTGGCCTAAGACATATTCCGAAGTGAGTCGTAGTGGTAATGGTGTGCACCTACACTATATTTACGACGGAGATGTAAACACATTAAGTAGAATCTATGATGATAATATCGAAGTAAAGGTATATACAGGTAATAGCTCATTGCGTAGACAGTTGACTCTCTGTACGACAGACGAGATAGCTCATATTGCTGAGGGTATATTACCACTTAAGGGGGCTGATAAAATGATAAACTTTGAAGGTTTTAAGAACGAAGCTGCTCTTAGAACACTTATTAAACGAAATCTTAACAAGGAGATACACAATGCCACAGCGCCGAGTGTGAACTTCATATTTAAGATTTTAGAAGATGCATACGAGAGTGGTATGACTTATGATGTTTCAGACATGAGACAATCAATTATTGCTTTCGCAGCGAACAGTACAAACCAATCGGACGTATGTTTAAAATTAGTAGGAGGAATGAAATTCCATTCGGAAGAACCTTCTATTAATGATGAAGATTATATTGTTAGCGACGAACTAGCATTCTACGATATTGAGGTATTTCCAAATCTATTCTTAGTAAACTGGAAATTCCAAGGCGACGATAAGAAAATGGTTCGTATGATTAACCCAAGTCCTTACGAGATTGAGAAATTAGTCAAACTTAAATTGATTGGTTTCAACTGTAGACGATACGACAATCATATTCTGTATGGACGACTATTAGGTTATGACAATGCGCAACTATATAATCTGTCGCAACGAATTGTCAACGGTGACAAAGATGCTATGTTCCGTGAGGCATACAACATTTCCTATACGGATATTTACGACTTTGCATCAGCAGCGAACAAGATGAGCTTGAAACTATTACAAGTAAAAATGGGTATTCATCACCAAGAGTTAGGTCTACCATGGGACAAACCAGTTCCAGAGAATATGTGGCCTAAGGTATCTGAGTACTGTGATAACGACGTTATTTCTACTGAGAAAGCATTCGAGTTCCTTAAAGCTGACTGGGTAGCAAGAGAAATCTTAGCATCACTTACTGGTATGACTGTAAACGACACGACTAACACATTGACCACGAAACTAATCTTCAAGGATAACCGTACGCCACAAGGTTCGTTTAAATATAGAAACTTAGCGGACCCAGTATTCGAGTTATCTGAGGACGAATTAGAATTCTTGAATAAAGTAGCTCCTGGCATGATGAAACAAAAACACGGAGAAGCGCAAAGCTTACTTCCATATTTCCCAGGATACAAGAAAGAGTGGGGTAAATCCACATATCGTGGTATTGAGGTTGGTGAAGGTGGTTATGTGTATCATAAACCGGGAATGTATTCGAATGTAGCGTTATTAGACGTAGCATCGATGCATCCACACAGTCTTATTACTGAAATTCTGCTAGGTATTAAGTATACTACGATATATTACCAATTAGTAGAGGCTCGTGTATCAATTAAGCACGAAGACTGGGCAGCTCTAGAGACGATTCTAGAGGGTAAATTGATGCCTTATGTAGCCAAGGTACAAGCAGGCGAACTAAGCTCTAAAGACCTCTCTACGGCCCTAAAAACGGCAATTAACAGCGTTTACGGCTTAACATGTACTGCTTACGAGAATGCATTCCGTGATAAACGTAATCACGACAATATCGTAGCAAAACGTGGAGCCTTATTCATGGTAGACTTACTTAAAGAGTGTGAGTCTCGCGGTATGAACGTAATTCATATTAAGACAGACTCTATCAAGATTGCTGATGCTACACAAGAACAAATCGACTTCATTTCTGAGTTCGGTAGTCGCTACGGATATACTTTCGAGCATGAGGATACTTACGATAGATTATGTTTAGTAAACAAATCGACTTATATTGCTAAGTACATGACACCGCATAAAGATAAGAAGACTGGAGAAGAAATCTGGTGGACCGCGACTGGTAAACAGTTCCAAGTACCATATGTGTTCAAGACTTTATTTACTGGTCAACCTATAACATTCGATGATTTATGTGAAGCGAAACAAGTTCGTACGACAATGTATTTGGATATGAATGAGAAGTTGCAAGACGATACAGATTTAGTTAAAGAATTAGCTAAACTTCGTCGTCAATTAGACAAGGGTCAAATCACTCAAGAATTTTACGATACAGAAAAAGCTAGAATTGAGATGGAGATTGAAACTTGTCACGACCGAGTATTTATCGGGAAAGTGGGACAATTCTGTCCTATGGTGAGCGGAGTTGGCGCAGGTATATTGCTAGCTGAGCGAAACGGTAAGTACGATGCTGTAAACGGCACAAAAGGATATCGCTGGATGGAATCTGAAATGGTGACTGAGTTAGGTTTAGAAGACCGAATCGATAAGTCATATTTCATTAACCTAGCGAATGAGGCTATGGAAGCCATCTCGGAATATGGTGACTTTGAGTGGTTCCGCTCGAACGACCCATATCCTAGAGAAGAAAACTATGAAGAAGTAATGCTTGGGGTAAACCCATTCTAATATAAAGGAGAGAATTAAAAATGGCTAAAAGTAAAATTGTAATGGAGAACGCACGTTTAATATTTAGAAACTTCGAAGGACGTGAAGAAAAATATAATCGTAAAGGTGATCGTAACTTCGGTTTGGTTATTGAGGACCAAGAAGTGGCAGAACAATTAATTGCAGATGGTTGGAATGTTAAAAACTTCACACCAAAAAATAACGATGATTACGATGACACTCCTACGACAGTATATTGGTTACCGGTAACTGTACGTTTTGATAATGTACCGCCAAAAGTAACATTAGTAACTCGTCGCAAAAAGACTAAACTTGATGAAGAAAACATCAGTGCGTTAGACTACGCAAGTATTAAAGAAGTAGACGTTATCGTGACACCATTCGACTGGGAAGTAAATGGTAAGTCTGGTACTAAAGCATATCTTCAAACTATGTATGTGACTATCAACGAAGACGAATTCGCAGACAAATATGCAGACCTTGAAGAAGCCTAAAATAAAAACCCCATGGGAAAAATTCTCGTGGGGTAATTTTCTGGAAAGGAGGTAGTCATGACTAGAGGAGTATCGTTATTTGAACATCAAGAAGAAGCTGTAGCGAAAATGAAGAATGGATGTATATTGTGCGGCGGAGTTGGTAGTGGTAAATCACGAACGGCTCTAGCGTACTACTTCACCCAGCAAGGTGGTAAATTAAGTAAAGACGAGTATATCCCAATGGGAGACCCTCCGAAAGACTTATATATCATCACCACAGCGAAAAAAAGGGACTCGTTAGAGTGGGAAGATGAACTGGGCGTATTTCTTATGACAAGAAACAAAGAACTCAGTATGTACGACCACAATATTGTAGTAGACTCATGGAATAATATCGGAAAGTACAAAGATGTACGTAATGCTTTCTTCATATTCGACGAGCAGAGAATTGTCGGAGGAGGAGCATGGGTTAAAGCCTTCCTTAAGATTTCTAAAGCAAACCATTGGATGTTACTGAGTGCTACACCAGGAGACAACTGGTCTGACTATATTCCAGTATTCGTGGCTAACGGGTTCTTTAAAAATCGCTCAGAATTTCAGCGAGAACACATCATATACAAACGTTTCAGTAAATTCCCACAGATTGATAGGTATATTGGTACGAAGCGCTTAGAACGCATGAGAGAGCGAATTCTAGTAGATATGCCTTTCGAACGTGAGACAGTAGCCCATCATGAGACTATAATTGTCGAACATGACCGTATATTGTACAAGGATTTGCAGAAAAACCGTTGGAACGTATATGAGAATAAACCAATCGTCAATGTGGCTGAGCTTTGTTATTTGTTACGTAAGCTAGTCAATTCGGACGAGAGTAGACAAATAGAGTTATTAAAAATAGTAGAAAAAAATCCTAGGGTGATTGTCTTCTATAACTTTGACTATGAGTTAGAGATACTGAAGAGTTTATATTACGGTCCTGATGTGACTGTAGCAGAGTGGAACGGACATAAACACCAAGATGTGCCTAAGACAGAAAAATGGGTATATCTAGTTCAATACACTGCTGGAGCAGAAGGTTGGAACTGCACGACGACAGATACGATGGTGTTCTTCTCGCAGACATATTCCTACAAAATCCTTCATCAGTCAACTGGACGGATAGACCGTATGAACACACCGTTTAAGGATTTATATTACTACCACTTTAAGTCTAGAGCCACAATTGATTTAGCAATAGCTCGTGTACTTAAGGACAAGAAAAAATTCAATGAAAGGTCATTCTACAATAAATTATACAAAGAGTGAGGTGGACGAACATGGTTGTAATCTTATTATTACTAATCATTATCATTATGTTGCGTAAAAAATAAAGGGGGTATCTCAAATGAGATTTAGATTTGATGAAATTGAAAAAGATGATTTACGGATGGACAATGGACACTTATATATTCGACATGATAACCATTGGTATCTGTTCGCACGAAATGTAAAAGGTATATCTACGGTAACTGACTATGGAGAAGGAACATTTTCTGTAATGGATAGTAGTGGGTTCTCACATTTATTCTACACTAGACCATATTTAGCAGGTTTCAGTAATGTTGAGATTGTTATGGGCAGATTCACTAATGCTGAGTACGCATGGGATTACGATATTCTTGTTAAGACTAGTAAGACTGCTGAAGAAGCTCATGAGGATGTTAGAAATGCTCTGACTAATCTTAATGGCGAATACGATAATCTATTAAGTGTGAGCGTTTACTCTATTAAAAATGATATTTTCTGTGGTTTCCCGGATATTGTGGAAGAAGACGACAATGAAGGAGATGGATACTATTGAGTAATGGACAATTCTTTATACTGATAATTGTGTTGTGGATACTATTTAGAAAACGGAGACGATAATATGAGTGAAGAAATGTATAAATTTACCCAAGCGAATGTTACGATTAGAGACCGTGATTTATATATGAGGTTCTGTGGTAAGTGGTTTGTAATGGACCTTGAGGTTACTAATGCCAAAATCCTGAAAGATGGGGATAATCTACGATATATGGATCGTGACGGAGTTACTAAGTCCTTATCTTGGGATATCGATAACAAGGCTATTAGAGTTCGTGAATATGAGCATGTTAAGCATAAAAGAGAGTATTTACTTACGTATGAGACCGTCGTAGACTTCAGCGATTATGTGTGTGACACTTACCGAAATATCAAAGATACTGTTAATGATTTAGATAATGGTTTGGAAGATATTGAACCTATGCTTTCAGATGCTCTATACTTATTGCGAGGTAGGAGTTAGCTGATGGAATTTAAGATTGATATTGTCACGTTCTCGGCTATATTAATCGCAGTAATCTGTTTGAGCATATACGCTACCGAAGTTGTGTATGCTCGACAGATTGAGAAACTGAAAATAGTATGCGATGAATTGAAGCGAGCTATTAAACGTGAGAAAAAATGTGTAGCACGACTAAAACAACAGTGCGATGTAATAAAAAATGCGAAAAACGATGGTGAGGTCACTTTGTATGCAGACAATGTGCCTTACTTAACAATCAAAGAAGGAGATTTGAAAAATGGATAAAGTATTATTAGTATCAGTTATTGCTTTGGCGGTAGCTTTATTAAGTATGTTAGTAAACCTTGCGTTAGTTTGGAAAATATCAGAACTTAAAAGTCATATGAAATGGATAGAAGATGGTCCGATCGATAGTCTTAAAATTCAGGTTACTAGTACTAATAGTCGAATTAACAAATTAGAAGTAGATGTTATGGATGCATTCGAGAAATTAACTAATCATTTAATCAGACACGATGATGAGATTGATAGAGTTGTGAAAAAATATGAGGAGATGGAAACCCGAGTAGCCAAACACACTGGTCAATTAGAAGACTTAGGTAATTTCGCTGGTATCACTACTGGTGAGTTGCGAGTGTTAGAGCAAAAGATTTATAATTCATGTAAACCTAAAGAGTTACCAGAGCCTGAACCAATTACTAAACAAATTTCTGAACGAATCGAAGAAGCTTCATTAAAAGTTAATGTTAAAACTAACAATATCGAAATTAATAGTCTCGGAAATAGAGTATCTATTCTAGAAAACCGGATTAAGCAAAATCTCACAGAAAATGGTTTAGTCGCTAGGGTTAATAAATTAGAACATCAGGTGTCTATATTAGAAAGAGGTTTCACAAGTTTTAAAGGTAGTATTAACAGAGTGGTAGACCATCATATGGTTGAGGTAGACAGACGAATTCGAAACCGAATGATTCCTGTCGAGGAAGTGGATATTCGTAAACATAAACCAGACCGCAGACGAAAAGATAATTATTACCGCAAGCCAAACAAATCGAATGTGATTATTGACGAGTTCGCAAGCGATATAATTGAGTAGAAGGAGACGAAGAAAATGGTGGATTATGGAACAATGTTATTAATTGGAATTAGTTTAGGTATTGTATTCTTTGGGTTACGATACTATTACGAATCTAAAATCAGACATATCTTAGAGGTAAAGGAGAAGAGTGATGAAGTGGTTGGGGAGATTATCGGTAAGTATATCGAACTAATCGCTATGAACTTCGCACTAAACGCTAAGGTCGGTCAGTACGAAAAAAAATATGGTAAAATCGAAGAGGAGGAAGATACTTATGAGACTAAAGCTAGAATGGTTCTTGACAAAATTAACGCTCTTGATAAGATGGCTAACGATTCACCTAAAGGTTAGATATATGTATTGGTTCGTGGACCATGACGAGTGGAAGTACGAAGGCGACTTGGACGAGGCTAACCATATCATGAGAGAATTCAGAGGGGAGGGATAATATGAATCCTAAACACATTAACGTTGACATGAATAAGAAGTTAATCATGCGAATGTATGTTGGCTTCGTGGTGGTTGTAGGATTAGTGTTCGGTACTGGTCTGTATATTATCAACAGACAGCAAGATATGATTGATAAACAGCAGCAAATTATCGAAAACCAAGAACAGACTATTATCCATAACGGAAACACGATCGAGTCATTAAAAGACAAAATTGACGAATTATTACACAAATCAAATAAATAGGGGTTATTAGAAATGAGTATTATAAACTTACCAACTATCAAGAAGTTTCACTTAGCAATGCGCGACGGCTATACGGACGTAAAATACGGAGACCGACTAATCGTGTCAGTAGAAAATCCTGACTTGTATAATTTCCGTATTAAAGATACTAGCTTTGTATATTATCCAGAACCAGGGAACACTAGCAAACGTGTCGGATATTACCGTACGAACGAATATGCTATCAAGCAATATACAGAAGAGTTGGTAGACGGAGTTTGGAAAGTGCGAGACGAAAAGACAGTTATATATTAGAAGACGAAAGGAGATTTGGATTATGGAACAAGAACAATTATATGCTGCGGTCATCGTTATTGGAGTGATATTCAGCATTCTAACTAATGTAGCTTTATATTATTACGGAGAGGCTAAGGATTTGAAACGTAAAGTAAACCAGGGCGAATATCTGTACGTACGAGGTGAGGACTGGATTGAGCGAGAAATTCGTAAACATCACGATGATAGACTCACTCAACTAGAGAACCGTATAGATAATCTTGTAAGTATAGAATTTGATAATCGAGTAGAGCTCAAAAATGATTTATTTGTTATGAGACAGGAAGTCGACTTGATTAAATTCGCCAAAGGTATTAACCAAGATGGTTTCGTGGATAGAATTAAGAAACTTGAGGATGAAGTCTTGAAGAATGTATATCGACTTAATAAGATTGAGAGCGATGAGGATATCGTTCGTAGAGAATTCTTATTCGGCAAACTTAGAGATACGGATCGTAGAATTGTTAAGGTAGAAGACGAGTTGAAGAAATGGATGGGTGTTAGCGATGGTTCAGAGAAAAGATAACTACACACCAGAGTTCTATACAGAGTATCGGTACGACAAACCTATATTGCTTAAAGGTAGTATGAACGGTATAATGGTCACTGGTTTGGAACATGGTAAATTTAAGCATCTTATCGATCGTAGACCGGGAATAGATTACTTGAATATTCATGACACTGATGTCGTAGCCATATTGAAAGACATGATAAGGAGAGCTGAGAAGAATGAATGAGTTATTACTACCAGCATTAGTTATTACAGGATGGGGATTATGGTCTTGGTTATTGGGCTATGCTTATGATCACAAACTTAAGAAGAAAGACTAGTGAAAAGGGAGCTCAGTATGGACGGCAAGGAGGTGCTTATATTGTCCAATTACGAGCGTTTTAGTTATGAAGGATGCTTATGTATCCTTAAACGTACAGACGGTCTTCTCAATGGTTATATCGGCTTTAAACACGATGTGACGAACGGTAAAGACGTAAAATCTATATTAGATAGAGTAGATTGGGTCGGAGGACCAGTGGCTGTACTATATAATGCGACTAAAAACGAGCTGGAAGAACGTGATTTCAGCGCTTATCGAGTATATCGGTACGTATTTAGCTTCGCTGATACTACTATAAATCGTCAAGAATTACGGGGAATTCTCTGTACGACGGTTGATAGTGCGTTAAAATCATTAAAAAATGATTAAAATTTATGGAAAAATCGGGATAGAGAGACTGTCTGGACGGCTTATTAGTGATCAAAAATGGTCATTTGTAGGCTGTTCGGACGGATTTTGTGGCCACTTTTGTTTTTGGGATTTGGCCATTTGGCCACTTTTATTTGTCCAAAGAGGTAAAAATTCACAAAAAATTCACAATTATTTGGCCACTTTTGGCCATTTGGCCACTTTCTGCCCACTTTCAAAACTGGATTTGGCCACGCAAAAACGTTGAT